TGTACGTTATGACGATGTGAAAATTCATCGATATTTTAATGATAAATACGATCACTATCGTTCTATGCTTAAACAGTATAAAAAGGATAATCTTAATGATACAGAGTAAAGATGATATTATTCGTATGCTGCTGGATATTGTAGAAGAACAGCAAGATGCTATTGCTGATCTTTACAGTTATTACAAAAATGCTGTCACTGATTACAATAATGATATTGTAAACAATGACGGCGATTATGGTACTATTAAAGAAATAGAAGAATCACTTACCGAAATAAGGAATGAATTTTTCGATGGCATTGTAAGTATGAATAGTCACACTACTGACCACGTACTTACAATAGACTACGTACTTGCTGTATTGAAGCGATATGTGCCATTGCCAGAATACGCTAATGTAAAGGAATATATCGATAGTCTCGAAAATATTGCACATACCACACATGATCATCTTGTAACACAAGAAGATCGTCTGAATGATATAATCGAATATGCGTCTATTTACGAACAGAAAGAATTAGGCGAATTAGATGCTTTCGATTATGATCAACTTATCACTGAAATTAAGCAAACATGGCGGCAATTACGTGATAAGGATGATATGCCAGAACTTTTTGATTGACTTTTTGATACTATAAAAAGGCATTAAAAAGTCTAAAAAGGTAAACGGTATAGGTAAGGTATGGGGTGTACGTAGTACCCCCTACCTTACCGCCATACCGTATCAGACTTATTTATTTATACGTTTTTCCTATAGGAAAAAAGAAATAAGTCTGCTACTTTCTAACACCCATCTTATACAAATCTTATATAATTCTAACGAAAGCGGGGTATACTCGACTCATGCTAGATCACGTCTATTTGCAAAATAATAAGGTTATAGATAAATGTATCGTACCCGCTCCCCGGAGAAATAGACCTGATAAAAAAGAAACACGTTATGTCGTCATGTGCTGTGGATGTAAAAAATTGCGGCTATTATCGTTAAGCGACCTTAAGAAAGATACCTTCTGTCGGACGTGTGCAAGCGTACTTGCTTCAAAAATTACAAGTACATGGGAAGATGAAGTTAGTGCTTATTTACGTAGTAAGGGCATTAGCTACGAACAGCACTATCCTATTCTCGAACTAGGTAGTAATGTTGATTTCTTCTTACCTGACTATAACTGGTTTATTGAGGTAAGAGGTTACTGGCACTTAAACCATCCACGCAGGCAAGTACACGATGAAGTGCTTGCATCTAATTTACCCGTCCTGTTTATTGATAATCTTGACCAATTAAAAGATATAGAAAGGGTAATTTTACAATGATTAACATGCTGATTGCTTTTGTAGGTATCTGGTTGATTATTTCGCTTATAGCGTGGGAGAAAAACTAATGGAAGATCGAAATAAATATTCGGATATGTATCTAAAAGTAAAAGAACATGTTTTAGATATTTATAAAAAACATCATTATCCGAATTTAACTGTAAAAGAATTACAATATAGAATAGAACGTCTTTTAAGTACGCCTGTTAAAGATAATTTTTCCCGTATACTACTTCCATATATCTTACATAGTGTACCTATTGACGATTTCATTAAAGAATATGATGCCCCGGAACAATATTTATATACGGATATTGTTTATTATTTTAAGGTAAATCTACTACACGCTATAATTACGTGTATGTACTTTAATCATTACTATCTTATGGATGGTAGTTTTGCATCCGATGAATGGGAAAGAGCTATTACAAGTATTCGGCAGCAAATTACGTCACCGCTTGTAAAAGATATTCTTGGTATATGGCTTGATTACGGCGTATCCGATGTAGATGCTGTTCTTTTAAATAATATCATGTATCATCATATTCAGAGTTTACAGAAAGAAGAAGATAATGAATAACAAACTGATTGATCTTGTATATAAGGAATTGTTTGCGTTTTTTGAGCCTGAATGGTCACGTTTTTCTACGCCCGATATAATCGATATTACGGTTGCTACACTTACCTATGGTACAAGGAATAAATACAGCAAGGAATTTACACAGAAGGGTTTAGCGCATACTATGCTCTATACCGCAATTACTAAGTGGCGTAAGAATAAAATTTATGAAAGCAAATATGAAAAGGAATATGTATTGTATATGCTTATCATAGAAACAATCGCCTATGCCGCTTATGAAATAGGATACCCTAATCAGTTTATATCGCAGAATGAATGGAGTAGGTTTATTAGTGTGACCATTTGTGAGGGAAATTCGACGGGCTTTTGGGAAAATATCCTTATGAAGTGGATAACGTGCTTTTTTACAGAAGAAGATGTTGATAACTTAAACGATACGCTTGCGTTCTATCATGAGGAACTATAATGGATAGTGTATTTGGTTATAAAGTGTTTATGGGTACGCCTGCGCATTTTTCATTTAATCTTGAACACGTGCTTGTAAAAGAAAGAACAGGTTATATTCTGGATAAGTATCCTGTTTTATGTAAACAGGGTTTACATTTTTATGAAAATATTTCAGATTTAAGTATATATTCTATGGTGTTATATGAGATGTTTCAAAAGTATGACCCAAATAAAACGGTAAATTTATATCGGGTAATTGCTACGGGAAAGGATATTATCTGTAATCTGCAACATAAGATTTATTCATCTTATCGTAGTAAAGCGGTAACAAATAAACTCTTTGTTGTTGATAGATTACCGGATGCACTTCTTATAGATGTTTGTAGACTACACTCTTATGAACAACTACTTAAGCATTATAGCGATTACATGTGGACGGATAAAAATAAAGCGGCATGGGAGTATTATCTTAATACACGTTCAGTAGAGTTTGTTAATCTTTAGGGAGATTAAAATGGAATACAAACAGATATTAGGTGGTTTTAGTACAAGTTGTTCTTTTGGTTATAAGTTATTTTTTACCAATGAAGATGGTACTAGTTATTTTAATTATGATCTTAAATATGTACCCGTAAGACGGCAAACAGCGTATTTTCTTAATATCAGACCACGTTTATGTAATACTGGATTTCATATCTATACTGCTTTGGAAGATATTAAATATGCTATACGGTATTTATACCACAGTGGTCATTTCTACCCTAGTAGTCATCGTAATAAGTATTCTTCTTTTAAGTTTCTTGATAGATTAACCGTATATAAAGTTTTTGTAAATTATACAGGATTATATGAGCATGTGGGTTATGACTCCAGTGGAAAAATAGTTGTATCAAATCTATTGTGGGTACACGAACCGATTGTAGATAACCATACGTTTATACATAGTATTGCACAGGGGTACAAAAACCCTTATATGCCCGGTACGACGGCAAAGGATTTTACGTTTAAATGTACGCCTTATTTTTCATATAAGCCGTATATGTGGACACGTCCGGAAATGAAAGGTATGCTTGATATTTATCGTGATAAAGAATACTACCCGCTGATTGATTTAACAGACAAAAGGATATAAGATGGCAAAGCTATGGTATGGGTACAAGTGGTTTTACAATAATCATTTTAACTTTGATATGCGTGATACGCCTGTGACACTGGAAACGACGTATATACACTTACAACAAGTACGTTTTGGTACGTGCGGTTTTCATCTGTATACAAATCCAAGAGATACGCTTGCAAATTTAGCATATATTATGTTTTCACAGGATACACGCCGGGAGCATACACAATATGCCTTGTATAACCTACATAAAGGTAACGTACAATTGTATCTTGTAGGTGGTATAGCGTGGAATAACTTATCTTATAATAGCCATTACCCGGAAATATTTGCTACCGATTATCTGTTTGTATACGACAAGATAGAACTTACATCATTATGGGATTTTATCGGTGATCGGTTTAGACGCAGGCTTATGGCCCGTCTTGATATAAGTATAATTACCGATAGAGATATGTTAGATTATTTACAATGGACAAAAGAAGAAAAAGCTATTGTGAGTAATGCCGCAGAAAAGATGCTATGGACTACCGTCTATTGTGATCCAAAGAAAGGGTAAATTGATATGTATAAAACAAATCCTGATGCGTGGTATACCGGGTTTAAACTTTTTTTTAAACCAAATATAAATGATTTTCCACGATTTTCTTATGATTTACTTAATGTGCCAGTAGAAGAAGGTAAACGTTATAACTATAATGGGGAACTTATTCTTTGTAAATCTGGTTTCCATATTTTACCTAATTTAAAATATATCAGTACGTATATGGTATATTTACATAGGATGGCATGTATTCACTGGTACAGTAAAAGATTTTGGGATAATGAACCGGATCGTTATATCTTTTATAAAAAACACATTGTATTACATTATGTGAAAGGTTACTTTCCAGAAGGCTTTGACGTAGATACAGAAAAATTAGTAACAAATCAAATCTATATCGGCCCACAAATACATGAACATAATGATACCTTTGACGATCATTTTTATGTAAATGATAGGGGTAGTTTACAAATAGAGTACGGGCATGGTGCTTATTACAGAAAACACCAAGCAATTTTTAACAGAAAATATCATGTATCAAATGATGTAGTAGTCGCAGCCCCGCTGATTAATATACGATCTGATTGACAAAAGTTATGTATTATGTTATATTTTATTTACTCTATAGTGTGACGAAAGGAACATATGATGTTTAAAGATATTGTCCGCAAGCGTTATAGTAATGACGATTCAGTATACCAACCCTACAAAGAAAATATGGTACTGAACGCAGAAGGTGCCTATGTATTTCCAGAGAGCGAATTGCTGACGTTCAAGAAATATCTGGTACTAGGTGCTGTATCTACGTATTATAGCCTAGAAGCCCGGCAGGCTTCACGATTTATACGCCTAACAGAAGGTGGTCTTAATCATAAGGAACAAGCATCTTTGTTTCTGTTTATGATTAAGAACGCCTATAAACATAGTATTTTTATTAAGCCGGACTATACGCTGTTTGCTCTTGCCGTAGCATGTAATAGTTCTATTCCTGATATTCGGAAAGAAGCTATTGCTTATATTCCGGAAATTCGTACTGCGTCACATTTCTTAATGTTTATTTTTTATCTTAAGCAAATAAGAGGCACAGGACAGGCAGTAAAACGTGCCGTAGCAGATTGGTACAATACTCGTTCTACAGCGCAGCTTACATATCAAATGGTAAAATACCCGGAACGAAATGATGTAAGCCATAAACTTGTGTTTACAACATATCATCCAAAACTTAAAGATGAACACCAAGATATTGTACGGTATCATATGTACACCGATACAGGCAATAATGATTTACTTGAACATATCTTTGCACTTAAAGATGCAAGTCTAACAGAAGCAGAACTTATAGATTTAATTGATACTCTGTATAATGTATTTGATTTTACCGTTACGCACGATATGCTTACACCGGAACAGAAGAAGTATCCGCGTGTATGGATGACGCTTGCGCACAGTATGCCTTATGGTGCTCTTATCCGTAATTTATCTACAATGTCACGTGTAGGCTGTTTTGAGAATAAAGATTTTCTAGAAATAATGATTGATCATATTACGAATACCAAAAGAATTAAAAATGTACACATGCACCCTTATCATATCTTTAAAGCACTTATGGTATATAAGAGTGCAAAAGGCAGGCATAGTACATGGCACGTGTATCCTAAAATTGTCAGGGCATTAAATGAAGCTGTCGGTATAAGCCAGCAGCATTATAAGCCAACAGGAAAGCGGCTATGCGTAGGCTTTGATATTAGCGCATCTATGGGATGGAATAATGGCCCACTTACCTGTTATGAGATGGAAGCCTTTATCGGAAAGTTATTGCTTGAAAAAGAGAAAACAACGGCTTATATGTTTTCCCATTATCTTATGCCTGTAGAAGAAGATGTATATAATTTTTCCTATTATAACTTTGCTACGTATTTACAGAATCAGTTACACGGGGCAACTAATCCGGGTTTACTGTTTGAAAAAGCAATAGAATATAATACGTATTACGATGCTTTTGTTGTGTTTACCGATAGTGAAGTCAATACCGGACACCATGTTATGCAGTTATTTGATACGTATCGTCAGATGATCAATCCTGACGCTAAACTGATTATCATGGCTATGGCCCCGAATGAATATAATCTAGCGGATATACGTGATCCGGCAGTATTTGTTTTGCCCGGCATTGACGATCCGGTTGTACTGGAAACAATTCTATTGAATTTCTAATACAGGGATGTTGACAAGTAACTTTTTTTGTGGTATCCTATTTACAGTGAACTCTACAAAACGTTACCTAATATTGGATTAGCCTTGTTTTGTTATTTTGTCACTTAAATATATAAAATCAGTAAGGAACTCAGATAAACCTTACCTACCCTTAAATAGAGTAAGAATATTGGTTTATCTCTTTTGTCCTCACTAAAGTTTTTCCACCTGTAATTTTTTTAATACAGTACAATTAGACAGGGAATTTATCAAATTTTCCCTGTCTCTTTTTATCTATCATAAAGGAGCTTATATGTTTAATACCGTAGGAAAAGAGATATTTGAAGATCGTTATGCAAACGGGCATACAGTTAAAGAAGCTATGATGCAAATAGCTGATTATGTATATCCACGAGATAATGAAGCATGGGATACAATTATGTGGTTATTGGAAGAAAAGTTATTTGTACCCGCCGGGCGAATATGGCGAACAGCACAGGTAACAGAAGGAACTAAATCTAATACACCGTATAATTGTTTTGTTATACCTATTAAAGAAGATAGCAGAAAAGGTATCATGAAAGCCTTAGCCGACCAGACAGAGATTATGGCTCATGGCGGCGGTGTCGGTATTAACATATCTATTTTACGTCCTAAAGACGCTGAAATTAAAAAGGTTGTCGGTAAGTCCAGCGGCGCGGTATCATGGGCGGAGTTGTACAGTAACGTTACAGGTCTTATAATGCAGGGCGGTACACGACGGGGCGCTCTTATGCTTACAATGGGTATATGGCATCCTGATATTATTGAATTTATCACCGTGAAAAAGAATAACAGCGTCTTTACAAACGCTAATCTTTCCGTACTTATAACCGATGCTTTTATGGAAGCCGTAAAATATAACCATGATTGGACGCTAAGTTTTCCTGATACGTCACATTATCTTTATGATACAGAGTGGAATGGTGATCTTGATATATGGAAACGTAAAGGCTTTCCCGTTATTGATTATAAGACGGTAAAAGCACGTGATTTATGGAAAATTATCGTTACATCGGCATGGGAAAGTGGAGAACCGGGCGTTCTGTTTTGGGATACAGCAAATTATTACAACCCTGTGTGGTATAAAGGCCACTTGCTTTCGACTAATCCTTGTGGTGAACAACCGCTTCCTGCTTATGGTGTCTGCAATTTAGGGCATATTAACCTATCAGAAATGTATGATAGTTATGAAGGTGTAAATTGGGAATTGCTGGAAACAACGGTAAGAGAAGGTGTCCGTTTCTTAGACGCTATTATTGATAGAGCAGATTCCGTATTACCAGAAGTAGATGATCGGCAAAAGAAAGATAGGCGTATTGGCTTAGGCGTACTCGGTTTACATGATTTACTGATTAAAAATGCACTCGTATACGGTAGTCCTGAAGCCGTCGTATTTACTGCCACGTTGTTTGATAACATCATGAATATCGCATATATGGAAAGTGCAAGACTTGCACAGGAATATGGTACGTTTCCCAATTACAGCGAGCTACATCTTGACGGCGCTTTTATGGATAAACTTGATTCATCTACTATTGCTATGATTAAGCAATTCGGCTTACGTAATGCTACTGTTCTATCTATTGCGCCAACGGGTACGGTAGGAACTATGTATAACGTATCTACAGGTATTGAGCCGCACTTTATGTATTCGTATCAGCGAAACAGCCGTATCGGTACGTATACGATCACACCTGAAATCGTAGATTTTGTAAATGAGTATCCTACAGAAGGCCGTAAAAAAGCTATGGTATCTGCTATGGATGATATTTCTGTAGATGATCATATTGCTATGCTGGCTACGGTAGCGTATTATATTGACAGCGCCGTATCCAAGACGATTAACTTACCCGCTGAAGCAACTATTCAGGATGTCAGTAAAGTTTATTTTGAGCTATGGTCAAAGCAGGTGAAAGGAGCTACGGTATATCGTGATAAGAGCCGTAACGAACAGGTATTAGAAAAGAAGGAAGCATGTCCTATTTGTGGTAATGGCTTAATCTTTGAAGATGGTTGTAAAAAATGTTACTCGTGTGGATATAGTGTTTGTTCAATCTGAAAGGATAACTGATGAATCTCGAATTGCTGTATAACCGTATGACAAAGAGGCAGCGCCCTGATAAGGTTTATTTTAAGTCACCTGAATTTGTAGTAGAAAAATTCCAAAAGCGTTTTAACCTAGAGGATTATACGATTGTAAATGCTTTGACGACTCAACCGTCACGTTTTAAAGAAGGAACTATTTACATTATTGAGAAGCAGGTAAATCATGAGGTAGTTATTTATACCTTGTTGATTGATGGTTGGAAGTTTCAAATCGATGTATTGCCGACGGATCACGGTTATAAGCTAGAATATTGTATGTTTGATAATATCAACGGATGGTACAAATTCACCAGTCACGAAAGTATGCTGGCAATTATGAAGAAGTCTTTGCATGACCGATAAAAAGGTATTAGGCCGTACAATGGTAGACCTTAATAATGTTGACGGACAACCAGATAAAGATAATTTCTACCCTACACCATTGCCGTTTTTGAACTGGTTGTTCTGGCGCTTACAAACAAATAAAGATTATAGGTGTACACATCTTTGTACTGGCTTATGCCGTACTTTAGACTTGGGAGTAGGCACAGGTCATTGGGCTGTACCTATTTCTAAGATAAAGCAAAAACGGTACATACACGGCATTGAATACAACATGGGCAGGTATATGCAAATGCCTAATTACCATGATCTATATGATAAGATATATAAACAAAATATCATGGATGTTCGTTTAAAGCCGTATGACCAGTACACGTTTGTTATGGGAAACCCGCCCTATCAGCGTAAACGGAATGGTAATCCTAGTACCGCTGAAATAGTACAATATGCTTTCAGGCATCTTCTGGCTGATAAAGGCACAATGGTCTTACTACTCGATAGCCGTTTCAGTCACGGCATAGACCGCTATAGAAAGTTTTTTTCACAGGAAAAACAAAGCCCGTATGCCGTGATTAATCTGGCAAACCGTATAAACTTTTATACGGAAACAGGGAAAGGTGGAAGTTATCCAACCGAATACAGCGTTTTCCTATGGAGAAAAGGAGAACGCCACAACCATTATAAAGCATACACAGAGTATTGGAGTGATACAAGTGTCAAAAAAATCGATTGAGGAACTACAGGAAATCGTTACCGGATATAAAACAGGGTATTGGGCGACAAATGTCATCGGGTACTTCCTGTTTACAATACTGTTTTCTCTGTTGTTTTCTAGTTTTAGTACCGGATTATTTGCGGCATTGATCCTCAGTACGTTTATCATGTATCATGCAGCGGACGGACAGGTCGCAGGAGTAGTAATGATTATCCACATCATTCTCGTTGTCACCGCCTGTGTAAAACTACTTCCAGCGGAAAAAGTAATTGTAAGTATTTTTCTTATCGTCGGCATTGAGCTTGTTACCTTTACTTTACTTCTGTTGCCACATCCGAATACAACACGTGCTGTTGATTTTATCGCGCATAATATCATAAATAAAGATTAAGTTAAGGCATAAGGTTGACAAAGCGTCAGCCTTATGTTATACTTACTTTTTAATAGACTTTTTTATATAAAAAAGTATCGCAAAAAGTATTAGAAAATCGTTAGAAAGGTAAAATTATGGAATTTTCTCCACTAAATGTAGATTTTAATCCCCCAAGTAATGATAGCTGGTTTGCGTTTTATCATGAGTATATTGATGAATTAGAAAAACCAGAAGAAGGGCACAAAGTTAAACTTAAATGTATTCATCATGACGATACAAACCCTTCTGCGTTTATAGATTTAAAAACAGGTGTATACTTTTGTAGTGTATGTGGTACGTTTACGCCTTACCGCTTCCTTGTTGATATTATCGGAGAAGAAATCCCTAAAGCCCGCGCTAAGTTATCAGCGTATAAAGAGACAATGGGTAAAGTGGCACAGGGGAAATATCACTTAGATGTAGGTAAAGCCTTACAAGCACCTATGGTCGGGCTTACGCCTATCGTAAGGAAAGCTGCCGCTGAAATTGAATTACACCAGAGTATTACAGAAGCATATATGGAGAGTAGAGGTTTATCGTTTAATACTCTACAGGATTGGGAAATTGGTTATCTGGCGGAAGATAAAGAGACAGGGCAAGAAGAATGTCTTATCTTTCCGTATTACTTTGATGGAGAAATTGCAACAATAAAAGGACGTACTATTGACGGTAGAAAAGGTGCGCCAAAACAAAGTAAACTCGTACCATTCGGGTTGCAATTCCTAAAGAAAGCTACTTATGCTATTGTGTGTGAAGGTGAAACTGATACGCTTTGTACGTATCAGGCGCTTAAAACACATAACAAATTAGACGGGGTAGCCGTTATCGGCGTTCCCGGTGCGAATAACTTTAAGAAGGAATGGAAAAGATTTTTCCAGCATATCCAACAAATCTATATAATTCCGCAAGCGGATGAAGCCTCAGAATCTATGATAAATCAGGTGAGGCACGTATTAGGCCATGACCGTACTAAAATTATAGAATTGTCATGGTCTTTCACAGATATAGGTAAAGATATTTCTGATTGGATAAGCCAGCATAGTGAAAAAGAATTTGTAGAATTACTACCGCCGTTTGTAAAACCACGTCCATTTGTTATGACGACGGAAGATTTTATTAGTATGGCAGATAATGAAATCAATTGGATTATTCCGGGGTTTATCGCTGCCAGTGAAGTTGTTATGATTGGTGGAGCACCAAAAAGTTATAAGACTATTCTCACTATCGATATGATGCGGGCAATAGCACAGGGTAAGCCCGTGTGGGGTAATGAGGCGTGGACACCGACAGCGCCTAAGAAGGTGCTCTTTGTAGAAGAAGAAGGTAATCCGGTACTTTTTGCACGCAGGATTAAGCGTAACTTTAATGGTACTTCTGAAGGTTGGGAGAATATTCGGTGGATACATAAGCAGAATGTACGTGTAGATAGTGAACATAGCCTTAAGAAGTTACAAGAAACAATTGAGGATTTTATTCCGGATATTATCGTATTCGATCCGTTTAAATCTTTGCACAATGCCGATGAAAACGATAACACCGCTATGGGTAAAGTATGGGCAACTATCAGTGAAGAACTTATTGCCCGTTTTCCACAGGCGGCACATCTGTATATTCATCACATCCCTAAAGCAGAAAAAGGTAAGAAGCTATCTATTGCTTCATTACGTGGCGCAAGTGCTACAGGTGCGTTTATCGATAGTTTCATCGGCATAAGGCAAGCGGATTTTGAAAAGGATGATCCCGATGAAATAGCTGTACTCGCTGCAATAGAAGGCCGTGAAATTGCTGGAATTTCAGGCGAAATGATTATCAAAATAGATAACATTAGCTTTCGTGCTAAAATTGACGGCTTTAAATCTAAGCTAACACCGCAAAAACAGAAAGAATTTAATACAGAAACGATATTTTCTTACCTTACTAAGACAGGAAAGCGTCTAACAATTACGGAATTAGCCGATGAAACACAGCTAACAGAAGCACAGGTACGTGCTGCCGTTAAGCCATTACTTACCGATAATAAACTACAAAAAGGAAAGGGTGAAAGTACGGCGGGTAGACCGCCTACAGTGTATTGGGCATGAAAACCTTCTTTATACATTCAAAAGTTATCTTTACGTCCCCAAAGGAAGCGCATTTTTTAGCAGTTGATCAAGAAATAGATACCGATGATTTTTGTTATCTGTATACAAAACGCTTTGAAAAATTGTGGTATCGACCTATTGTTGTTACAAGCGGTACACTTACAGAGGTAAATATACACGCTGATCTTGAGGTATGGTGTACTTACCCGTACTTCACAGCCGCTACAATGGGAACTACAATTTTTCCTAATGATGAATTAATTGCGCTTCATCTTGATAATTATCTGAGTCAAAAAAATATAGGAATAGGAAATATTACAGATGCCATCAACTGATACAAAAAAGGTAGCTTATTGGTTATTGATTTTACTTGCTGTTATCGTAGGCTTTTGTTTTGCCATCCTGTTTATCGTACTTACAATTTGGGTAGTGTTGTATACGATAAACTCTATGCCTGAAACAAATTTTTTAAGTTATCCGGTACTTTTTTTAATGTAAAAAGTAGTATAAAAAAGTAGTTCTTTTTCGCCTGACTTATTTCTTTTTTATACTATAGAATCATAGTATAAAAAAGAAAGTCCGTCTCTGTCGTGCCCCGGTGAAAATCTAACACGTTTCTAATAGAGCGCCGGGGCATGGCATGTTATAATGGGAGGTAGAAAATTGCAATACCCTGAGTCACAACGTAAGTATAAAATGGGTGTAGTAAAATTACTCAATAAATACGTACCAGATTCAAGCGGTGTACTTATATCGCCCTTCTGTGGTCGCTGTCATGTAGAATTTACTGTAAAGATGCCCGTTAAATATTTTGCTGATACGGATATAGGTATAATTTCTTTATGGCAAAAAATGATATATGAAGATTTTATTCCGCCGATGACGATGACGTATGAAGTTTACAAATATATTAGAACGTATCCGGAAATGCTTAAACCACATTATGCTGCATTTCTCGGAAACGCTTATACAAAATTACGTATATCACCAAAAGGGGCGTTCGGGTCGTACTCCCCTTATACAGATAAGAAAGTGAATACAGGCATACGCTCTTATAAAGGATTGATACGCGATATACGCACACTGCGCAGCAATACAAAAGAATTTACTTTTATGGTATCTGATTTCAGGCATACGCTTGACGTAATAGATGTACCCGATGATAGTATCGTATACGCTGATCCTCCCGATGGCTATGGGGATTTTGGCATAGATGAATTTTTTGATTGGGTAGAGTATGCACGTAAAAAGCACAACGTCTTTGTAACGCTACCGTATAACCTGCGTCATATTCCAAAGCCTTCTAAATACTGGTATCTTGATACCGTCTATAACGCCGATTATATTTATCTGTATGAAAGGAAATAAAATGGCAAACGGATATAATCATCCTGCAATCGTAACACTAGAAAACGTAAGCAATAATGAGTCTATTATTTATAAAGCAGCCCGCCTCAGTTACGGCGTAGATGTAGATTTACTAGCGGATTATAATCCAGAACACGCAAGTAAGCTAATTAAATATCTACTCGTACATAAGCATCTTGTTCCGTTTGAACACATTATGTTTACTTTTCATATCACATGCCCCCTATTTGTAGCACGTCATCTTTATACCTACCGCACATGGTCGCGCAGTGAGCAATCGATGCGTTATACCGATGTAACTAATGCGGAATACTATATACCAGAAGCTATTTCTTTACAGGATACGTTTGATTATGCCGATGCTGTAGATAAAGCCTTTGAAATTTATGAAAAACTACGGCAAAATTCTATTAAAAAAGAAACGGCTAGAATGGTACTTCCCGTTTGTGTTTACACACAGTTTATAGCCACAATTAACTTACGTAATTTGATGCATCTGTTTGAACAGCGTTTACAAAAAGATGTACAGTATGAAACTCATTTTACAGTACAATCGATGTTTGATATTGTAAGTAAAGAATTACCGATATGGAGAGAACATTATGGCACAGATCACCTGTACCTTACTAGATAATAAAGGTAAACTCGTACTTACCAGTAACCTTGATATGGCGTTCAATAAGGTTGTAAACTTTGAAGATAACCTTGGTAAGTGGGATGCGGTAAATAGTACATGGGTGTTTCCGCCGCTGTATTCGTGTATTGAGGATATTCAAATATGGGCGCGTGATAGTAATACAACACTCAATATAACCAGCCCATTAGCCTTAGAAATTATTAAAGAGGAATTTGGATATACTACGTCTGATTTACCGATAAATGCTCTTACACCAAAAGAACAGGAAAGTTGGAATAAGCTGTATTCTTTTCAAAAGAAAGCTGTAGAATTTCTATATAACAATCCGTACAAAGTAGGCTTACTTTCGCTATCGCCCGGCTTGGGTAAAACGGTGACGACGCTAATCACACTTGCTTTACTGCAACAAAAACGTATTCTAGTTGTTTGTCCTAAAATCCTAATTCCCACGTGGGAACGGGAAATAAAAAAGTGGACGGATTTTACGGCTGTATCCTGTCACAGTAAAAAGCCTGATACATCATACGATATAAACATTATCAATTATGCTACGTTTTCTGCATCAACAAAATGGAAACTTTATGCCAAAGAAAAGTATAACGTACTCGTACTTGACGAAAGTCTTATGGTAAAGAACTACAGGCGTAACAGCCCAAAGACTTCAAAACGTGCTTATAATATCGGTGAAGTGCGTAAGACGGTAAAGTACACGTTTCTTATTTCAGGCTCACCTGTTTCGCGTTATATAGATGATCTGTTTGGGCAGTTGCGGATGATGCTGCCGAAAGTATATACATCTTATTGGAAGTTTGCGGAAACACATTGTATTGTAGATAGAAACGTATGGAGTACCGCAGGGCGTTACGGTGGTACAATCGTAGGTACTAAATTCTCAATTAATCCACGCCAGCGGTTTAAGGATTTAATGTTTTCTGTTCACATGGATGAATTAGATAAGTGGGATAAAGGCAGTAAACCACCTGAGTACATTAATGTCTTTATGCCGTTGGAAATGGAAGCAGAACAACGTAAAATATATGATATGATTTATAAAGAAGAAGTGTTACCTGTATTAGAAGAACACGGTAATGATTCTTTTTCAAATATTTTTGAAACGCTTACAAAGTTAACCCGGTTACGCCAAGCTACAAGTAATCCTGTAAATTTTGGAGGTAAAGATATAAGCATAAAAAATGATGCAATTGCTTCTATAATCTCTGAGCACCAATATGATTTGCCTATGCTTATCTGGACGTATGAACGGGAAACTGCAAAAAGTTTATACAAATTTCTAACAAATAAATTCAAAAAAGATGTTACAATAGGGTTAGCAATCGGGGGTCAATCTAATAACGCCGCAGTTGTAGAAAGGTACGTACAGGGCGATTTTGATGTTCTTATTCTTTCTGTAGACTTAGGTAAGTACGGGCTTACGCTTACAAATTCCCGTACAATTATTTCGTATGATAGAACATGGAGCGCAGATGCTATGTATCAGGCTATGTACCGTACACGGCGTTTAAAATTAACTTTTCGTCCGGTATGGGTAACGTTATATGTTAAAAATTCTTTTGATGAAGTGCTTACCGAAAATTTATCAGGAAAGTTTTTAGATATTAGTAAAGTAACGGGTGCGGAACTTATAAATCTTCTTGCAACAGTGAAAGGATAACTCTTATGAGAAAGTATCAGGAAGATGTGAGGCGGGAAATCTTAGAATTAAAGAATATGTCATATCGTTTTTTACTCGCAAAGTTGTTCTATATCCTTGCTATGATGTATCATGATCTATACGGGCAAGAATTAGATGAACTTGTTTACAGAAAGGAAACTGTTTTTGATGAAAGTAACTGAGTGTCTTATTTGCGGATCAGAACATATTGAAGTAGGTGAGGGTAATTATTTCTGCTTTGTTTGTAATCACCGTTATAATACTAATAAAGTTTTTACAGAGTACGCACTTGTTGAGGCTCTTGGCTCTATTGCTACTACCGGAATTACAAAAAAACTTAACGTTATCATTCTATTAGCTCTTGGAATTTTACAATTATATAAAAGTGAATCTGATACAATTGTAGCTTTTGTAGATGAAATCTTTGTACCTTATCTTGAACACATGACAAAAGAGGATTTTTAATGACACATTATCTAGCACTTGACGTAGGTGTTACAACGGGAATAGCGGTATATGATACAGAGGAAGATGTATTCGTATATCTTAATTCTGTAACACCGGAACGTCTTAATATCGTACTGTATGAAGTATTTAAAACTTATAACATAGAAACAATCATAATAGAAAATCCAGCAGTACGACCTGTACACGTAAGTACCGACCTTAGAAAAGATATGCAGCGTTTATCTTCTTTTGTTTACAATATTGTAAACCGTGAAAAAAATCTCAGGTCAGCTATTGTACAAATTCGCCCGGCTGATTGGAAGCCTATTACAGGCAACAGGTATAAACACATGCAAACGTTTAAATCTGTTCATGAACAGGACGCTGCCGAAATGCTTATTTTTTATTTAGAAAAGGAAGGGATTGTATGAGTGTCTTTGATATAAGTGTCACGAGTATTTCTAAATCGGGAACGTGCCCTTTACGCTGGTATGAATTAGATTTTAAACGCAGGCAATCGACAAAGCCTTCATCTTATATGATTTTAGGCTCACTTGTACACGCAGCACTTGAAGCATTTTATCTTGTTATTAAAGAAAAAGGCAGAGGTGCTTATAATGTACACGAGCCGCTAAAGCTGTTTGATGTTGGTCGGCTTGCTGTAGCAAAGGAAGCCCAAAAATTTGCAGAACAATATCAAGATGATGTAGCTCTTGTAGATTCATTAACCACAAAGGCGTTGTTGATTTACGAAAACTATCTTTATAACGGTGATCCTGTACCTAAGTGGATGCACAAAGTTATTGATGTAGAGAAGTTTTTTGAACTGCCTATCGGTAAGTTTAACGTGCGTGGTGTCATTGATCTTGTAGTAGAAGATACAAACGGCAATATGGTTATCATCGACCATAAGACCCGCAGTAGAACTACCGCTGATATTAACCTGAATATGATGCTATCGATTGATATACAAATGCAGGTGTACGCCTATGCGGCTACGGTACTGTATAATAAACCAGTGTGGAAACTTGGTCATAATATTCTTCTGTCAAAGCCGCCTGTAAAAGGTGGATTATATCTTAAAAAAGGTGTAACGAGAGCAAAGGGAAAACTAGAACATACTATTCCACAGTATTATGAGGAAGCAATAAAAGAATCTGGTGAAAGCCTTTCCAGTTACGCCGATGAATTAGCTTATGTCAGGAAGGTAAGCTATGATTATTTCTTTAGCCGTATCTTTATCTTTCATAACGATGATCAACAGCAACACCATTTAGAAAATTTAACTCGTCACTTGGATCAATTAGCAATTATGGTAGAAGAACCTGAAAAATACATCTTTGCTAACCCGTCTACTTATAATTGTGACAGGTGTCCCATGCTTTCCTACTGTTATATGAAGGCTACAGGCGCGGACACCGCCGGGTATCTGGACGAACTTTTTGAGTACAGGGAACGCTCTCATTTCTAATAGTTTTCTAACACAGGCGGCTTGACCAGTGTCCGCCTGTGTGGTATACTTTAAGCATCGAATATAAACCGAAAGGTACTTTTTATGCAAATACGTAAACCGCTTAAAGTCCCCTATATGCGCATGAGCATTATGGGGCAAACGGGTAGTGGTAAAACAAGTTTTATCGCTACCATAAAAGATGTACCGGATATGAAGGCTTTACTCGTAGATTTTGATGGAAGTGCTGATAATATCATTTCTCCGACAACAGAGAATATCGATATTGCAGTAATTGGTAAGGATTTTTATGAAGAAGTAAATGAAATTTATGAATACTTGGTTTCCGGCGATCACTCATATAATATGGTTATTTTTGATAGTTTTTCCGAATATAACCAACAGCTTTTTAACGCTATCGTAGCTAATGAGACAGCTACCGTAGCCCGTCGTAAAGATACAAATAAACCCGAAATTCAAGATTATCTTTATACGCAGATGTCAGTTATACAAACACTTGATAAACTTCTCAGTTTACCTATGCACTTTGTTGCAACTGTACATCCTGCCCGTATCTTGGATGAAGTGCTTGGTCATAAGTATGTTCCGTTGTTACAGCCTAAGAAACTTATTCCGGGTTTATTCAGCCGCAGGATGACGCAGCGGTTGTATCTTGCAGTAGACGCTGATAATAATCGTGTGTTACTTTTGAATAATTATCCTAAATTTGATGTACTTACTCGTGTGCCAGAAGAACGTAGAAAGGAAGTGCCCGATCAAATAGCTGAACCTACTTTTGCTAAACTTATGAAAGCTCTTGTTGGTGAGTATGATAGTTCCGATGCCCCATTAAGAATTATTGGGGAAATTCCTGAAGAAGAATATGAAAAAGACCAAGACCAAAATGGAGATAATGAATAATGACCCTTATTACCTTTAAGCAGGATTCTTTTAAATCGCAGTTTGATGCTTTGCCCCCCGGCGAATATCTTGCAGAAATTTCCGATACAAATTTTAAGCTGTCAAAAGCTGGCAATCCGATGATTGAAGTAGTTTACGATATTAAAGATGATAACGGCGTATCACGTAAATTGTGGGATTTCATTACACTTACCGAACAGGTAATGAAGTGGAAAATTCCCGCTACACTGGATATGCTTGGCTTGAAAGATATGACGGTAGAGCATGGTTTTACGGTTGATTTCGATACCGATGAAACAGGTGCTTATGTATTTAAACAGGGTTTTAAGTTTGCGGATACTACCGATGAAGATGGTCGCCGTCCATTTATCGGTTTTGAATTTGGTAACGGTGACGTATACGCTATGGCAGGTAATACCGTTAAAGTAACGCTTGACGTTATTCCCGATGATCGTGACAAGGAAAAGAAAGTTAATAAGATCAAGAGAGGCGAAATTGTAGGTACGTGCCGTAAAGCAGGTGGTGCAGATTTAGAATCTGCTAATACAGGCGAACGTTCTGACTTGATGTAGTTGTTAAAGTAAAGGGGCATACATACTGTATGCCCCTGAAAGGTTAAATATGCTTTTAGTTATTCGTGACTACTTATCCTCTAATGTAGTTGATGAACACCATCCTTTTAATGACGGCTCGGATGGTGCTGGTACTGTAATATCCACTGTTTTACGCCAGATATTTGGAAAAGAACCTATTGTATATGAATCCCTGTATGGTTATGCCAAAAGAGTTTCCCTGTCAAAGCTACATAAAGAGGGCAAAGACGTAGAGGCGCTTATTAAGAAGCATAACCCGGATAAAGTATTACTTTGTGGCAAGTTTACCCATGCTTATGTACACGGTGATAGCCGGGCTATTGCTCTTTCAAAGGTACGTGGGTTACTTGTAAAGAAAAACAATATTCTTTTTATTACCACAGTTGGCGTAGATAATCTTGAGAAAAATTATGAAGTCTTTAGAGACTTTACGACAGATGCCCTTAAACTTTATAATGCCAAAGATATTCCCCCTGCACCTGTTATTGAACGTGTTATTGTAAATACACCACAAAAACTTATTGATGAATTGGCATATATTTCAAATGCTTCTGCTGTTTCATTGGATATTGAAACAAGTAATTTTGAGAAAAGTACGCCGTCACCTTTTATTGATGAAATTTATGCTATTGGTCTTGGGGCTGCAAAACGATACGGGCATACCTTTAGTCTCATTATTCCGTACACCATGCTTACTAAGTATAAAGAGCAGACAGTACGGGCATTACGGCACTTTATTGATACTTATGATGGTGAATTTGTATTACATAATGCGCTGTTTGATATTCAATTTTTAATCAAATTTCTTGATTATGATTTCTTAAAAACTAAAATTGTTGATACCATGTTAGCCGCTTACGCTCTTGACGAACGTACATTTACTGATAGAATAGGCGGTATTTCACTTAAGGTACTCAGTCAGGAATACTTTAATATTCCGGATTATAGTTTTAGTTGGAATGAATTTTATGGACTACCAGACGACAAGAAAGATTGGGATTCTTTATATTATTATTTGGGGTTTGATACTCACTGTACTATTCTACTTAAGACTGAACTAGAAAACCAATTACAGGATGATCCCAAGTTACAAAACTTACTGACAACGTTGTTATATCCGGCTACAGTACGGCTTGCGCATGTTACACTTACAGGTATGCCCGTTGATATTAGTTTTCTTGAGAAAGCCATACACAAATATACTCAAATTGTCAAAGAACAATTTGCTAGTATAAAAACAACGTTGCCTGAATTATACGAATGGCTTAAGGATAATGCTTTTTTATTTAATCCAAATACGCCAAAAGATATTAAACGTATACTTTCTGAGTGCTATTTTGTAGACGTTACAAAAACAGATGAAGCTACATTATCACATATTACTGTATATTATCCCGATGATGAAGTAGCACAATTTGCACAGCGTCTACTTGAATATCGTAAGTATTCTAAAATTCTAGGTACGTATCTTGAACCATTACGTAAGATGGCTTCTATTGACGGAAGAATACACGGCAATTTCCTGTTACACGGCACAAAAACAGGACGGCTTAGCTCAAATAATCCTAACCTACAGAACATACCAAAGACTGATAATTATCTTGTCAGGAAAGCATTTATTGCGCCAAAAGGTTATAAGTTTGTAGAAGTAGATTATTCACAGCTAGAATTGCGAGTAATGGCTATTCTATCTGAGGATGAAAATCTTAAACAGGTTTACGTTAACGGTGAAGATTTACATGCTAAGACTGCCGCATTTATCTTCCACAAAGATATAAAAGACGTAACAAAAGAAGAACGACAATTGGCAAAGATTTTTAACTTTGGTATAATTTACGGTAGAACCGCCTACGGTATTTCCAACGGTAGAGAAATGCAGGAATTGGAACAGCGTGGCGAACGTACTATGTCAAAGGATGAAGCTCAAAAGGCTATTAATCGGTACATGACGGCGTACCCCGGCATTGCTGATTATATGCGGAAACAACATATTAAAGCAGATAAAGAACAATATGTTGAAAGTCTCTTTGGGCGTAAACGTAGATTTCCTCTGATCCTGCGCAAGTGGTGGTGGCGTATTCAGAACCAAGCTATCAATATGCCTGACCAGTCTACCGCAGGGGATTTCACGTTATGGTCACTTGTTACTTTATTCGATAAACTATACCACAAATACGGAGATAAAGTGCAAATCATAAATACTGTCCACGATAGTTTGTTACTACTTATTAACGATGAAATACGGGAAGTTGCTTTACTGGATATCGTAGAGATAATGACAAATCCACCAGTAGATACAAAATGTGTTCCTATTGTTATAGATATTGATATAGGTGATAATTGGGGAGAATTAGAACCGTATGACAAAAAAGAAGATGTATAATTATCCTACCTATATGGAATTTTTTAGATTTTATCTTAGAATGAACAGAAAAGAATTTGCAAGAGCTTTAAATGAGCAACAGGAAATAGCTATGTATTGGGATGCAGAGCTAATTCTTTATTTAGAGAAAAAATTCAATAAATTGTCGTATAGACGAAGGAGAGAGATTTTAAAATTCTTATTGCTTAAGTGTCCCGATATTGTACCTTCTTATTTTAATATCTGGCTACTTGATAAGCCAGTAAGACTTGAAAATCCGAACGAAGATGAACACTATCTTTTATGAGTTGTTGTACCTAGCGGTAGCTATAGCTACATTTGAACATACCGCATGGGCAGCCGGAACATTATTTTTAGGCCAACCAGCTACATCATACTTTTCATTAAGTGATCCGATATGGTTACGTGGTGCTCTTGTAGCAATTTCAATCGATGTTGGTATGCTGGTTGTATCGCATAATATCGTAAACTATGTAAAACAAGCACGACAAAAAGATACAAAAAAAGGTGTTATCGGTTTATCTGTAACTTTTACACTGATTGCTGTTGGTAGTTTCTTTGCGCAGTTGATTTTTGCTTACTACCATACCCCTACGCTTACTGTGGGTACGGGTGTATCAGCTTATTGGCAAGCGGCATTACAGCCCCTAATAGAAGCATCACCATTCATATTGGCACTAATGCTACCGCTTATCGCCGTCTTTTATACGATTAGTCGTGTGTTCGTTATTCAGACAGAACACACAGAAATGAGAGTAGAAAATGGAAACTACACTGTGCTTATTGACGGAAAGGAGAAGGTGTATAAATCAGAAGCCGGAATGAACAGGGCAATCGCCAGATATAGGAAACAGGGCAAAAGTGTCGTTATACCTACTGACTCACATTTTACTCTAAGAAACTTATTTATAAAGGAAAAGGAAAATGCCAAAGTATAACAATGATGACCGTAAGCAGGTAAATGTTTATGTTATTTTTGATTACTTGGATGATCTTAAAGCCGCAGGTGTCTACATGGTTGCTGATTTTATTGAAGAATTGATGGATGTTTTCGATATTACAGCGCAGGAAGCACAGGCGTACTACTATGACTGGCAGGAATTTATTGTAAAATCCGGCGGTTAACAATTAAATAGGAATCAAAAAAGCCTGAGTACAACTACTCAGGCTTTTTTTATTTCTACTCAGGTTGTTCTTCAAACAAGGATAAGATGGCTTCTGCCACCTGATCTTCCAACCCTTCCATAATATTATTAACATCATATTCAATGCCTGCTTCAGCTAATTTAGCCTCTAGCTGTTTTTCTACTTCTTCACCTACAACATTAACAACATCTTCAATCATAAGCTCCAAATCTACTTCTGGAAAATACTGTTCAAGCATCTGGCGAAAACTGGTCTTTAAGAACAAAGCCAGAATAATTGAAACAGTAATCATCGTAGCCGGGGCAATATAATCATTGCCATAGACTACAACAGCAAGCCAGCTTGCAAAAACAACGGCAAGCCCTAACCAAAAACGTAATGATTTTACTAAATTAATCAGGTTTTCTTTCATCATGTATTTCCTCACTTATTAGGTCTACTTGTTTTGATAATTCTTCTAAAGCATAGCTTAACACAGTTTTACATTGTTCAATACTATCATCTAGTGTTTTTAAACGGTCTACAACATGGGATTGACTATGGGCTACGTCGGCAATAGTAACGCTGAGAACATCAGTAATAGATTCAATATGCTCCATATTGCGCACAACACTATCCTGTAAATTCTCCATAGATTTACTGGTAATCGAGATACTTTCAACTAATTGCTCCGCTAAGTGAATAGTTCTATCCTGTAGCGAAACCATTTGTCGGGTATTATACAACAATACAATTATTGCTGCAACACCAACACCGTATTCTGCAATAATTGTAAAGATTTCTTCCATTAGATATCTTCTCTATATCGCAAAATCTCCCGACTAATTAACCAAAGCACCGCTTTTAAAAGTAAAAGTAATGTAGTACGTACTAATTGCCATTTCTCATTTTCAGAGAGTGCCAGTAACCCCGACAAATCTTCCCATGTCCCCTGTAGGCTTTCTAGTTGGGAAATTCCAGAAAGAACCTGTGAAACGCTATATGTTCTTTCTCTTACAAATTGATCTAATTCATTTTTAATAAATGACATATTATACTCCTGTATTCCTTTCTACTGTAACAGGAAAACGGAAAGTATGATCCGCTACTACCGTAAAGGCTTCATCATCTACAATCTCTACAGTACCGGATACACCGCCTTCTCCATCTTCTGCCAATGGTACATTTTCCGGTAATGGTAAACCATCAATAACAAGACCAATTTCAGTAAGATTACTTCTATTTAGTGGAAGCCATACGTTTATAGTTACAACACTTCCTTCTCGTAAATAAGAAATAATAGTCGGATCAATTGTATTATATAGATAATTTTGAATTTGATTTTGTAATACAGGAGAAGGCTCATTATAAAAATGTAAAATAATCTCTCCTGAACCATATACCATACTGCATCCACTGATTTTATCAGTTAACTGTGCCCGTATATATTTATCTAAGGTTGTAAAATCAACTCTAGAATCTACTTGAAATGTATAATTTAATACTTCAGCCATAATTTCTCCTTAATAACCTATTGCTGCAAATAAAGATGGATAAGATACTGAGCCGTATAAATCGGGGGAAATAGAAGCATTTTGAACCGACCATCTCATTTTAATAGTATGTGTTCCCGCAGAAGGAACAATTACCCATTGCCATCCTAAAGTATCATACCCTGCTGTAAACTTCTGAGTACCAACGTATGTACCGCCTAAAATAGATGTACCATCCACAGTACAATCAAAATAAGTAGCATAAGAATTTGATACATCTGTAATTAATGCTTGAAAAAATACAAACAAAGGCCCACCAGTTGTATCTACAGAAAGCTCATATCCGCTTATGTCAGCCATACTTGTACTCGAAGTAGTTGCCGATGATGTGATAATATCTATATCATGGCTATAATCATATAGGTGTTCGATGTTCGTTCTGATAGCATCCATATCACTGGCGTTTACAATTGTACCAGTATCTAAATCTCTCATTGTTGTCCACGTCATATTGTTTTCTCCTTAAACCATTGTTCCTGTACCCAAAGCTGCACTTCCCAAAATCCAAAAACTATCAAAAGCTAAGGTAGACAGTATATAATCTTTTTTAAACAAACCGGGTTGCCATGTACAATTTTCTCCAAGTATAAAACCGATACGATCTGTTTCTGCTGTTTGATGTTCTGTTATTTTAAAAGCATCCATTAAATTATGCTGTAACATAACATCTAACCACTCTGTATTTTTATCGACAAGGCTTATACTTGTAAAAAATCCTTTAGGAAGTGCGGTAATAGCTAAACGTCTATTAGCCATATAAGAGGCCATATTTTCAGATTCTAATTCTTTTAATTCTAAATCTGCAATTAACTGCCCATATTGTTCTACGCTATCTTCACGGGTTACAATATATAGCGGTTGCTTAGCACTACGAATATATTCGCCTACTACATCGATATTAGTAACAGAAAGCCCATCTCCAAGACCGCCGGGGTCACAGGTAAAGGTAATGCTTACAGTAGAAAAATCATCAGCTACATCATATGTATACGTATAATTGCCGTGATTTGTACTAAAGACAAATGAATCTACAGAGATAGCTGTAGTATTATTTTCTGTTAAATCAATTTCATAGGTCATACTTGCTGAGGGTAAGCAAGTTCTATCATCACTATTAGTTGCAATTACTCCGGAATCTGAATGTATTTTATTATACCACGTCATACGGTAAATATTTTTAAGCATATCAATTCCCGTATAAATATAATTGCCTCTAATTGCAGCATCATCGATAGATAAGGAAGTAGCGGAAGCAGCATTAGTAAGCAGAGATGACCGTGTTTTAAAGAAAAAACGATTATACTGATCTAAGTATACTAAGCCATCTTCAACAAGAGCAAGATTTTCTACAATAATATCTAAACCTTGCTTAGATGCTTTTTGATTTTCTAATCGATCTTTTTCTACAAACCATTTTTCATTAAAATAAGTTTGTAATTGTGAACCTGTATCTATTTGTCTGTATTCTTCAGCTACTAATCGGGTAGTATAACCAAGACTATCTTTGCCGAGCCGCCAAGCGCCGACACCCGGAGGATTAAACCACTGTGTTATATAATCAAGATTTTCTCCGGTATATTTACTATACCTAATATCTTTTGGATAATCGCTATAACGTAAATAGAAAATACCCTGATCACCAGTAATCTTTGTTTCAAGATTACGATTAGTTGTATATGGCTGTATCTGGTTAACTGCACCCGTCCACTGCCTATGCCACGTTCCTCCGCTATCTGCTATCTCTAATTTTATAATTCTAAGTGGCAACATCTCTCCATAAAGATCACTGGCAGTATTTGCCGGAGAAAAAGTACGGTCACTGTTATCTAGTGATATAGTACAATTACCTTCATTTGGAATTACTTCATCTTCTTTAGTAAGTCCAAGACTCCAGTTTACGGACATAACATAGGGTGTAATATTCTCAAGTAATTCTACGCTATCATATGTTTTAGTATAACTTGTACCGCTGGCAGAAGCCGTACCACAGACAACATCATCATACCAAATCATAATGCCTGTAGCAGGCTCACCAGTAGCCGTACCAGCTTCCCAACTAAGATCAAATCCACTGGCAGTAAATGTACCTGCTAAATTAAGTACAGGGGCAGGTACATCTGCAACTGTTCCATGATCTGTAGCAAGCCCATATTCATTATAAGGCACTACAGCTACATCATCAAGGACGGAGGAAGCTCCCCAAAAAATTACGTTATCATCATTCCAATCAATTCCGAAACGTATATCTGTCATTATAGGAAAATCCCCCTACGATTTAATTCTGCCAGTAAACCATCAACATCCTGTACGCCATTGATGATTACTGTATTGCCGCCATTACCACGATTGCCCCGATAATCACGAGCATCGTGTTTGTTCAGCACTTCTTCACCAGCGTGCAACTGATATAAACCTGTATACGGAATAGGGCCACCTTTCTGCCTACCGCCCATAGTAAAAGCCCCAATTTCACCCAATTGAAGTTGCCCAACTAATCCCTGAACACCGCTATCTATAGTAACTTCACCTACAGTAATATGTAACGCTGCAACAGCATCAAGTCCAAGAGTAGTAGCATCAAAAGCAGCTTGAGCTTGTAGTTCTGAATCTGCGATAATATCTGTTTGGTTAACAAGAGAGGGGTATAAGTATGTGTTCTGAGCATCTATTTCAAACCATAAACCTGTTCTAGCAAGAAAATCTTGCATATTAATACCTACTTGTTGAAAAGTACGTATAGCTGATTCATCCGTTAGTGTAGGTATAACTGATACTGCCGCATACATATCTAATTCACGGGCAGCTTGTATAGTGCTCATTTGTCCTGTATAAGTGGGCGATCCCATAAACGACCAATCATCAGGATTAGCTTCAATAGTTGTATCTGGCGCATATCTATCAGTAGGTATAAATTGTTCTTGTATGTCCTCCATGTAATTGGTAACAGTAGTATACCACTGTGCCGCAGATGGGCCTACAATACTAAGATCGAGAATAGCTTCTTGAGCAACAACTAAATCAGGTAATAAAGAACTAGTTTCAAGACCATCCATACCCATAAGCATACTACGTTCTTCTCGATTTTCTCGTGTACTTGTATCAGGTAACATATAGGTAGGTACAAGATTAATACCTAATTCAAGAGCTAATTCTAATTCTTCTCTACCTAAATAACCCGTTAAATCTTGATTTAATCTATTAATAAAACCTTGTACTGTACTAGCTGGAATAGTACCTTCTGATACGCCTTGTAATAATTGTGTAAAAAATTCAGTACCAATTGCGCCTATATTGAATTGTGACCAAGGTATTTCGGAAGTTAATCCAGTAAGTGCATCTACTACAGTTATTCTACCCGCACGTAATACATCAATTAAATCTGAAGTATCACCAGATTCTATAGATTCTGCTACAAGTTGTGCAAAGGAAAAAGCAGCCTGACCACTCGCATAATTTTCAAAAATACCACTTATAGCATTATCAAACATGTTATTTATATTTACTGCATTTAAAATAGTAAGTAAAATACCTTGTATGCCGTTACTTATTCTTGTAATAAATCCTCTCATTCGAGATTCCATATTATTAAAGAAATCTTCAACAGCATCAAACACACCGTCAATTATTCCATGAAATAATCCGCCTACAACTTCTGTAAAATTAGCAACATCATCTTCACTTGTAACACCAATAGCCGTAAGTACATTGCCTAATGCATTAAATAATGCTATTAATACATCTATTGTAGCTGACCATGTAGAATGTACCATTCCGGTAATTCCTTCTCCTACTTCACCGATATGTTCACCTGCACTACCAAAATCTTCAAAAATTAAAAATAATTCAGAAATTCCAGTAGCAAAATCTGCGATAAATGTACCAAGATGCGGTAATACTTCTATAATAGCTTCGCTTAAAAAATCGCCTAGAAACGTAAATATTGTTCCTATAACTCCAGCAATAAACCCGATAACTTTAGCTATTCCCGTGTAATCACCTTCACTTAAATTAGCAAACATTTCTTGAATAGCGCCAATAAGTCTTGGTAATTTTTCTACAAGTTGAACAACAGTAGATATAACTATTGGAAGTCCCGAAGCACCAACAAGTCCACCGATACCAGAAGCAATACCCCCCGTAGATACTAAACGAGAGATAAAGGAAAAGATATTTCCAAGACCTTTTATAAGTGTATTTTCTTGAAAAACTCCTTTAGCTAAAGCAAAACCAGCAGCTACTTGCGCTAAAAAAGTTGAAATAGCAATACCTGTATTCGTCAAAAACGTAGATAATTCTGGTTTATTTTCAATAAGATTAAGCCGATCTAAGAAATCAAAGAAACCAGTAAAAATATTTTCGCCAAAAGAAGGAATGGATTCCATAAAAGCTGTTTTAATTCGGGAGATAAAATCTATAAAGCTAGTAAGTATATCTGCCGGATTAAAATTATCAAATGCGTTATTTATACTATTACGTAAATTGATAACAAGGACAGAAGCCACAGAAAGTAGGTTTGCATTACCAAACATATCTTTCGCTTGCTGTTTAATATCTTCTATAAATTGTAGAAAATCAAAACCCTTAGCTCGTGTATTTGCTATACCCCGTAATAGGTAGCCGCCGACAGCATCCGATACCGCAGAAGCATCTTCTTTGCTTAATGCTTCTTCAACAAGATTGCCTAAACCGAGTGCCCGCGCAATTCCGTTAATAACGCTTGTAAAATCAAAACTATCTAAGAACGAGAAAGCCGAGACAATCCAATCCCCGATAATTTGAGCAAGCCTATTAACACCTTCATTATCCGTAATAGAACTAACGATACGTAAGAAGGCTTCACGAACATCTTTGCCTACCTGTGTAAGATTAAGCTGATTAAGCTGATTGCTTATATCTAGAAACGCATTATAAATATCACCGATAAAACTTTCAAACGTTACATTATTCATGTAATCTCTGAGATTTCTAGTTGCATCAACAATACTTTCAATAGCATCAGAACCCGTAGCCCCTTCTCCAAATAAAAGACGGAAAAAGGCACTATCTTCAAACATTCCAAACGTAGCAAAAACGTCAAGTAATCCTGTGTAATCAAAAGTACCCGTAGTCAATATATCTGCGACAATTCCCGTAGCTCTTGCCAGCAGATTAATAGCTGGCGTTACAAAATTTAAAATTCTATTTGCAAAGTTTGTAAAACTAAGCAGTAAATTCTCAACAGAAAATCCCATATTATCAAATGTATCAAAAGCAGGGAATAGTGCTCTGACAAACGCACGTCCAATTGTAAAGATGTTAGCGATAAATTCACGTATAGGGGCAATAAGCCCGGTAAGCCTATCCCTAATACGCGCAAACCGCGCTGATAACAGGGAGGAATTATCAATGACGCTACTTAATCCTACTGTAAGCGCAGCAAGTGATCCAAGTACGCCGATAAGAAATACTGCAAATGGAGCAGCAGCCATAACTGCAAATATACCGCTTAACTGACTGCCCAATAGAATGATTGGGCCAATAGCCGCAGCTATGCCTCCAAAAATCCAAACAAGCCTTGCGGCTGTGGGATTTAAATCTGATAAACCAAGAATAATTCGAGAAATAAATGACATAAAGGCATTAAGAGGCGGTAACAAAACCGAACCCATAACAATGCCAAGATCATAAATTACATTACGTAAACGGAACATCTGCGCTTCCGTCGTAGCAAAGCGACGGGCTGATTCTTCAGCCAGCGCACCAGCAGAATCTTCTGCAAATCCAAAAGCCTCTGCAAGTAGTTCTGAACCGTTTGACATACGGCGAATAAGATCAGATACACGAATACCCGTAAGTCCAATTTCATCGAGTATATCAAGCTGTGTAGCCGCATCTTCAATTTGACCAAAACCAGACAGGAAAGCATACATTGCTTCAGCCGCATCATCTGTATATAGATTAGCAAATTCTTCCATAGAAATACCTGCATAATCTAATGAGCGTGCGGCTGTTTCTGCGTAGGCGCGTAAGGCTTCACTACCTTGTTCATATGAAATAAGTGTACCGGGAGTAATCCCGGCAATACGGCCTTCTGTAGAAGCCATATCCGCCTGTACTTCCGCAAGTTCAGCCTGTAGTTCTTCAACACGGGTAAGGTATACGCCCTGTGAGGCGCTACCGCTTTCAACAGCACGATTATATCTATCCTGTGCCGCTGTTAATTCCCGCTGTAATACGGTTTGTTCTCTTTGTAAATCACTTGTAACTCCGGTAAGGCTTCCGATAAGAGCATCGGCTGATACAGTTCCACCCTGAAAAGAAGCTACCGCTTCTTCAATACCAAAAGCAAGCTGTGTAAACGATGTACCTGCACTTTCTGCACGTAGCCCTACACTAGCAGCCGTAGCAGCAAAGGCTGCAATATCAGTATCAGCCATACCGATATTAGCGCCTGCACCTGCCATACGCTGCATGAATAATACAATCTGTGATTCCGTCGTCGCCATATTATTACCGAGATTGACGATGGTATCACCTAAACCTCTTAGTTCTGTTTCAATATCAAGACCCGTAATGTTAGCATATTGCGCTAACATCGTGGCCGCACTTTCTGCTGTTAAATCGGTAGCAATCGTAAGCTGCCCGATAACATCTGTAAACTCGGAAAGAGCCGACGGGTCAACGCCAAGCTGACCGCCAAGTTCGGCAATCTGTGCTAATGTTACATGTGCATTTTCAAGACCAGCAACATAACTATCCGGGGAAGTGGCAAGATCACGTAGCTGACTATTTAAACGGAGAAGAACGCTTTCAGAAGCATCAACCGTTTTACGTACACCTGTAAAAGCAGATTCCCATGAGGTGGCAGCACGAACAGCGGCAACAGCACTACCCAAGATAGGAGCAGTAAGCCCTGCTGTGAGAGCTACGCCTGTTCTTGTTAAGTTCCGTTCCGCTGTTCGGGAAAATCCTTGTATTTCATTGTTAGCTGTATTTAAGGAACGTGATAAGGAAGCGGTATCGCCCCTTATTAGAATATCTAGTGTTCCAACAGTAGTTGCCATGATACCCCCAAACTACTTTTTCTTTGATTTTCTGCTTTGAGCTTTATTCATAGCAGAAATTGTACCTAATAGAGCATTTACATCATGCTGAGATAATTGCTCTATATATTCAAGAGTGTAATGGTAATTATATGCAATCACCGATTTCATATAATCCCACGACCAATCTTTTAGGGGGGCTTGTTCCGGGCCAAAAGTCAAATAAAGTGTTACCGCTTTTTGGTACTCTTGTTGACTTTTTCCATTGCAGTATTTAATCCTTCTACCAATTCCATAAATGCAAGCTCTGCATTACCTTCATCACTAGGCCAGAATGGTAATTCAAGATATGTATCGGGGTTATTAAGTGCCCCTTTTGCCTTCAACTCATCGGGAGCATCTACTACCGACTTAGAAAGCATAACTGCAAAAAGGTCGATAGATTCGTTAGGGTCATGAGCGAGCTTCTTATTAAACTCGCTCACTTCCCTAGCGGTAATCTTCTGTAATGAATATTTTACTGAAATAGCCATGAAAACCCTTTCGTATTACTTCAAATTTTTAAATATTATGCCCACGTACCGCCATCAAGTTCATCAATTGTCATATCGCCCTGACCCTGAAAACTAATGCTATAAACAACAGCATCATCAAAGTTAAGGGAAACATCAACACTGGTAACGATAGCAGCGATAGAATTTTTAGGATAACCAGAGGTTGTACCACGTGGCCCCCAAATAAGTGTACCTTCAGTACCTTCCTGCACAGCACCAAGCATACCCGTACCGCCTGCGCTAGAATCAGCCAGAATTTCCAATTCCGCCGTGAAATTTTTCACGGTAGCCTTGTAACTACGAGCACCATCTGCACCAGCAGTAGTATCTGCTGTTTCCTGTTCACGAGTAACAGAAAACGAACGCTGATCCGAAGTAAGTGAAGTACCGCCAAACTCTACATATAGGTCTTTGCCTGTATAACGAGTAGCAACAGCCATTTGTATATATCTCCTTATTTATTCATAGTAAAACGGTAATCAGATGTACCCATGTACACCTGTACTCGTTCTTGTTGTTCTAAAAACATGGTTGTGTTAATGTGTTTAACACGGTAAACATTCCAACCTGTTACGGAAAATGAGGCAGAATTATGTAAATTATCAAAGATTACATCAAGTGCTTGTTGTACTTGCGAATTAGACGTACTAACTACACGCATACTAATAACAGCATTGATAGAATCTATTTTTGCATAATTCTCTGATTGCTCAGTTATCTCGTAAAAGACTAGATAGGGAAATTGTGCATCTGCGGGGGCAATTCTATACGTAATTTTACCACTACCTAAGACATTTGTCAAGTCCGTAAGATTAGTTAAATAATTATATATTGCTTGTTGTAAAACACGTTTCATTTTATTTTACCTTTAGAAATCAAAATGATCAATATCACCTAATCCTTCTGTAAGATAACCATCCCGGAAAATACGCTTTACGCCACGTTCATTTACCCTATTTGCCGCAGGGCGCATAAACGGGCGGGGAGCTACATAGCCGCCCCTAACACTATGCCCAAATTCTACATAATCAGAATAAGCAGTAGTAGATTTAATTGTAGCTACCATATTCCTAGCCGTAGCTTCTTCTACCTGTAAACCCCTACGTAATTCGCCGGATTGAATACCCGGAGGATCACCGGGAGCAGATACCGTACCTTCTGGACGTGTAAATGATTCATCGATTTCATTTTTAATAGCTTCTGCAATCTTAGTAAGCCCTTCAGCAGTAATCGGATTAAGTACCCGTCTGATTCTATTTAATCCTGTTAAATCAAGTTCTACATCAATATTTACAAAGTTTGCTGCACCCATCAGGTAATATCTCCTTCAACGAGAACAATGACGGCTCGTTTAGAGAAAATATTTGTCTGTTCTGAAAAGACACGTACAACCTCAAATTCTGTAGAAGATTTATCAATTATATCACCGACACCGATTGTCGCATCATAGGGGAGTGTAAGATTATACCAGACTTTAGACATTTCACGTTCAAAGCCCTGCCCGCCAAATACCCCTTCTACACGTTCAAGCGGCGTAAACAAACAATCATATGTACCAGAAGCCGTAAAACCTTCAACCGTATTACCATAAGCATCTTTGGTATATCCTTTTGTTTTTACAACACAAGAATCTACCATGTAATACCCAAGTTCATTTCGAATACTGGTAATTTCATCCGATGACATAAAATTACTATTTATATTTAACATGCTATACTCCCGTAATATCTACACGGACAACAGGAACAGATTTAAATCCAGATTTTCCTTCATAATAATCTGCCATCTGCGTATATGAATCTATTACATCCCTACGATTTAACTTATGCCCATCAATAGTAATATTGTATGAATGGGCCGCAATGTGCCCCGCTTTCATCCGCCAAATATCTGCCGCCGCTGCATGAACGTTATACAGGAGCATATCGCAGTAAACACTACTTCCGCCATGATCGTCTGAAAATAAAATTTGTCCATTTACAGGATCAAGTGTGTAATCGGCTGTGCCGATTAAATCTCCGTAACCATCAAATAACCGAAAATAAGCTGTACCCGATGATTCACTTTCAAAGTAAGTATACGGTAACTGGTAATAGTAGTACCGAGATGTGCCTCCCAAGTTCTGCGCAATTGGTCGTGCAACTACTCCGGCTAAAAACTTTTGATGTGTTTCAAGAGCATCTACGATATTATCATCTGACCAGAACGTGCCACCAGCAACGACATAATCAGAATCCGTTACCATACACAAACGTCGTAACAGGGAAACAAGGTATGTTTGCCCATTTCTTGCCGCCATTTATAACTCCTTTGCAAACCTTTCTATTGCATGTAGCAGGCTTGCTTCTGTGTGTTCTATTGTATGATTTTCTTTTACAAAATCTCTACAAGCATACCGATTTATTGTATCTACTTGCTGACATACGTCCACAAACTGATCTAAATCTTCTGCCGCAAAACCTGTTTTACCGTCAATCATATATTCCGCCGCACCACCTTTATTATATGTAAGTACAGGCGTACCGCACGCTTGTGCTTCAAGTACGGTAATTGGCCCGGCTTCCTGTGACGAAGGGAATAATAAAGCCTTTGCCTCTTGTAGAAATTTAACTTTCTCTTTTCCAATTAACGGGCCGATACCGAATGGTAATCCTTCTGTACCATTTCCCGCCATAACAAATTCAAAGCCTATAATTTTAGCGGCATACATGGCGCTTTTAACACCTTTTTTGGGATGGGGAGATGCCAAAAAAGCATAGTAATTTTTTGGTTTACTGCACATAGAAAACTCAGATAAATCTACACAATTAGGAATAACTTCATATTCTGTTAAACCATGATATTGTGCATGTGCATGAGAAGGAACGAGAGCCTTTGTACCGGGGTAAGATTCTCTATCGTGTGAATAGTTAAGTACAGGAACATCTGTCATTCGATAAAGAACGTGTTGATGTGAGGAATCAATAATTAAATCAAGTTCTGTTTCGAGTACAGCTTTATTTAAATCTTCAACACTTCTACAATGTACAAGATCAGCGTCATCTGCACTACCGGGAGCAGCAAATAATGTTACCTTTGCCCCGTTCTTTCTCAAAATCTTTGATACAATTAAATTCTGTTTACCAAGTCCGTGACCGGGGTAGCCCCAATGCGTAGGTAATCTGGTATCAGATACCACACCGACTCGTAAATTTGTCAATACGTTCGTCATAATCTTCATCATCCCTTTCTGTCAGACGACGTAATATAGTAAGACCTCTGACTCGTTCTACCAGCGAAGCAAGCCCTGTCCGTTGTAAGTTATCAATTACAGGCGCTACTCCATCATAGGTGCTATCGTGGTAAATCAAAAATCCATCTTTAACAAGATTTTCGTAAACCAATAGCGTGTGTTCTACCACATCTTCAAAATAATGTGACCCGTCAATAAAAGCCATTCCTATATCAAACGTAATATTTACATCTTCAACGGAAAGGCTAATCGGAAATACAACAGCATGAACATTATGTTTTACAATATTTTGTAAAAAATGTTCGTTATCTTCTCTGCCATATTTACTTTGAAAATTAGGATTATTACCCGATTTATCACGGTAGGGGAGATGTGGATCAACGGAATATATGATAGGGTTTGTCCTATTAACTTTAGCACCAAGACCAAGCATTACGGTAGAATAACCCCTATAATTTCCTATTTCTAAGATATTACCTTGTGTAATTTTTGCGGCATACTCATATAAAGCTACAGCTTCTTCATAATAAAGATGCCCCTCTACGACTGGAAATACCATTATTTTACCTTTGGAAAATGTTCTCGTAAAACGTCACGAGTAAAACGTTCGTTACGTTCCTGCTTGCCAGTATTATCATATGTATAATGATAAACAAGAGTATCAGCTTTAGCGTGGCCCTCATAGCCCGCTTCCACTAAACTAACCATTAAACCCCAATCTTCTGCAATACGTAAATCTTCAATATATTTAATATTATCTTTTTCAAAAGTTCTGCGCGGACACATAATAGGAGAACAAACGGGATTATGTTTATAAAATTGATCAGCTTTAAATATCGGAGGCACATGAATACGTTCTATCATACCGTGATAATAAGTACGTCCATAAACAAACCAATTATCACGATTACTATCTTCAACTAAAAAATCAAAAGTATGTGCAAGTATAGCAAGAGCCTGTGGCTCAAAAGTATCATCAGCATCAAGTACGATCCAATACCTACCTTTTACAAATGGAAATAGCGTATTTAAAGAAGCGCCTTTTCCTTTATTCTCTTTATTACGAAATACTTTTACATCATATTCTGAATTATAGACTTTCCAATATGTATCATCTGTAGAAGCGTCATCAACTACGAGTGTTTGTATCGTAATTCCATCATTATGATAAATAGATTCGATTGCTGTAAGAATATCTGCTTCTTCATTATAAGCAGGTATAAGCACAGTCACATCATAAGTCCTATCGTCTGAACACATGTTTACTTATTCGTTCCCTTTCTGTAATGGTTAGTGGTAAGGCTATTTTACCGCAAATCGGACAAATCATTTTATTCTGTAAAGTTATCTTACCACAATATTCACAAAATGTAAAATCTAAAGCATTACTTAAATTGCCGTTTGGTTTTACATGCCATATAAAAATTGTGCTCTTTTTATAAAACGATCCAGAGCATAATAATACTGTATAATCCGGTAATTCTTTTGCAACTTTAATAAGTTTAGGAAGTGTTTCTTCTGGTATCTGTTCAGGTTTTATCTCAAGCAATACGCCCTGTGGTAATTCAAAATCCGGTAAATACGCTATACCTCTTATATTCGGCTCATACAAATAAGGCAGATCATATAAATCAAACAGATAAGCCCACTGTGCTTCAAGTTTTGACCTATAGCGTATTCCCTTGTAACGTGTAGGTTTTGGTTTTATTTGCTGATAAATATTAGGCATTTTGAATTGCCGTAATATCAGCTATTGCCTCAAATACGGGTTGCATATAACGCTCAAAAACAACAAGTGCATCATAAGGCATAGCAGCTTCACGCGCCTGTTCTCGTAACTGTTCCGGATGTTCATGATTGTACACCCATTCAAGTCCGGCAAGAATTTGTGAAGGCAATACAAAAGCCTGCTCGCTACGTTGTGGCATAATACGTAAATCATCAAAACGATTAATTGGAATTTTATACGTAGCCCCAAGTTCTGCTTGTGCAGAAAAATCAGTAACAATTGTAGGGCAACCGCAAGCATGTGCTTCAACAACTGGAATACCAAAACCTTCTCCCATAGACGGGGCAAGAAGTACGTCTGCCATATTGTACATATCTACCAGAAAATCCCACTTATATTCGCCCATAACATATTTATACATATTTGGAAATCTTACCTGTCCACGATCTAAGTGATAAAACTTTAGTGCAGCATCAAAATCAAGTCCACCAAAATTTTCAACAGGAAGTGTGTGCATGTATAAAATACTTCTTGGGTGTTTATCTGTAAAAGCCTTCCATGCTTTAAGTACCGATTCAAATGATTTACGGCAAGGATAACCTTTATTTGCGGCGTTCATAATAGCAACAAATACGTCATCTTCTACCTTAAAGCGTTTACGTGCCTCAGTTTTATCTTTTGGCTCAAAGATATTTGTAACGACACCATGCGGAATATAATAAGGATCGACACCTTCATCTCGTAAAGCACTTTCGCCAAACTTACTCATTGCAACGGGAAAAGAAATTGCATCCATAACCTCTGTTACTTTAGGCGGAACAGGGTCGTGGTCAATCGGAGTCCACACTGCCAATGGCAGCTTACTAATAATATTCGGATTTAAAATCCAACTATCAATAAGTGTAAATAGAATATCCGGCTTAAGCACTTCATAGTGTGCGCCTAGTACATCATTTCCTGCTTTATCAAGTCCACGCGGTAAAATAGTAATGCCATCAAACTCAATACTACTACCCGAAAGCCCATAAGTAGCCGAAATTGTAACATCATATCCGGCTTCTTTTAAAATCTTTGAAAATATATAAGTCTGATTTCCATAACCTGTCCCGGCTAAAGGACTATTGCTATGCCACAGCACTTTCTTTTTAGACATAATATACCCTTTCAATTATGTAAGTAATATAGTTAATAATAACATAAACGATAATATATGTCAAATAAAAAAGAGAAAAGCGTATGCTTTTCTCTCTTATTCTTTATTTACTTACTACATACTAGCCAGAAACGCCGGGACGCGCATGAACATGAACGCGCATAACGCCGCCCTGAAAATCGCCCTGTTCCTGATAATCCAGAACAAGCCATTCTCCTGAAGCCAGCTTTTTACTAGCAGCAGCGATAGTAAAAGCAGCAGGCGTAGCGGCTGCAATAGCATCTGCCGCTGCACTACCACCGATAGTATCAGTAATCGTACCACCAGTCTGTACCGCAATTCCACCAGTACCCCAATTCTGAAGCGTAAGCTGCGCACCCTTTGAAGTACCCATAGCGGTACTGCAAGTCACATAAGCATCAACAAGAGTCATACTCTGTGGAGCTTTAAACAGGTGAATTTGCTTGTCATCTCCACCGGGATCACTGATAGTAGCCTCAAATACATAATCATTAAAATAAGCAAAGTTAGACATTTAAATCCCCCTTATGTACCCGTTGGAGTGGTAGCATCATGCGTAAGCGCAACACCATAAGACGAGCGCCGCACAGCCTTACCATACCAAGCGGACATATTAAGTTTCCAAGCGTCACGATCTGCGTCACGAGCAGGTTCAAGAGTAATCGGCTTACGGCTATCGAGAGCCAACGCCTCACCGTGGAACACCGCAGAAACAGCATCATCAGACGAATCGACACTAATGTTCGAGCTAGTAAACCAGCGCGCATTAATCCAGTTACCAACATAGAAATCACGAAGCGCCTGATTAGCCACATCACCAAGCAAAGCCTGACTAGCTTCCGGCTGACCAAGAGCTACCCAAACGTCAAACCATCCGTAAGGATGCACAACGACGTTCAGCGGATTAGAAACGACGCTATTCCGAAGAACAGCCATACCAGCGGCAACACGCTTAATCGTAAGCGAACTACCAGCCGTACCAAGATCGCTGTCAAAACTACCAAACAGCCCCAATAAATCTTCATCAATTTTCTGAGCAATTGCCATACCCATTTCACGTGCAGCTGCACGCTGAGCATCTTCAGGATCAGTTGCAACACGTTCATCCGTTAGGATCGTCTGCACCTTAATCTTAAAGGGGGTAATGCTCATTTCGGACGTTTTAGTCCATTCAAGAGGATTAGCATACGCTTCCCCTTCTGACACGGTTTCCGCCGTCGCCTGCGGATAAATACCCATAGTACGGTCAGCCATACCCTGTCCGGTATACCCGGTAACAAGAGCAGGCATAATAGCAGATTCACGTGCCACAAATACCGTATCTTCATAAATATTGTTAAACAAGCTATTCATGCTTGATACTTTACTGATATTTGTAGTCATTATAAAAGCCTCCAAAAATATAGTTAATCGTTATCGTACCTAACAACCCCGCCACGTCCACTAAATAACCCGGAGGAATCAGCTCCCCCTGCACTAAAATACTTATTGGCCCGTTGTGCATCTGTTACTCCGACACTAGCTTCAGCGGTAGGAGCTTTAGGCGGTGAATTGGATACCTTTTTTGCAGACTTGTCACTCGCAGGAACAGCTAATGATGCAATTTGTTGCGCCTGCACAGCTAAATCATCATAAGTTTGCCCACTTAGATTTTGCACAATTTCCACTGGTAAGCCCAACTCATTACTAACTCTCATTACAATGTTTTCACGGCTTAATTTACTCAGTGTTTCCTGCATAGTAGTGACCGCCTGCCCCAAAATATCCGGGGTAACTTCTTGTATTTCCGGCTGTTCCACAGCAGGATTAGTGCTTCCCTGTGCCTGCACAGTTTCCATTAGTTGCTTAAACATATCTTCAAATTGCTGCACTTGGTTCGATAGAGCTTTATTTTCAACACGTCTGCCCGCACTTTCCTTATTGAGCTTTTTGATATAATCCTGTGCCCAATCCGGCAAAGATTTTACATCTTGCGGTTCATCTTCTGTAGCAGTTTCAAGTGCAACGTCCTGTTCAACAGGTGTATCTGCTACTGGCTGTGTACTTTCAACACTAGCCGTATCTGTAGCTTCTTGCTTCACGCCTTCCACTACAACTGTTTTTTCTGACATTTATTTAACGTCCTCCGTATAGAATAGCTTCTGCTAATTCTTCAGTTAAATTAATTCCCCGCTTATCAGCAAGGTTTTTTAAAACGGGGCGTAACCACTCCGTTGGAATAACTCGTTTTACTGTATTATCATGCTCAGGATTAAAATGTTTTGGATCACGAATAATAGAATCTGGCGTTGGCGCTCCCAACTTCCAGACATCGTATAGATCGTTGACCTCTCCACGCGATAATCCAAAAGCATTAAATGCTCTCAATAGCTCTTTGAAGTCTGTCGTTATCATCATATTCTTGTTTGTCCGACGTAGAGCCTGATTTTTGCGCAATTGGTAAATCTGCGACATCGTGCATCCCTTCTTCACCGAGATTTAACATCATTTTCTTTTGTTCCGTCTTAATACGTTCTTGTTCTTTATTAAAGTCACGATTAAGCATTTCCGCCAAACTCTGATTAGAAGTAACACCGACACTCTGTTCAACCTTAACGGCATTTACCAGTTCCGACCTGTTAACAGGTAACGGATCAACCCAAACTACTTCTGGAAATTCCGCAGTTGATTCTCCCATAATTGCCATTGCCCGCTTAATGCTTTCCTTTAATCCCATTCCAAATAGCTGTTGAATAACACGAGTATTATCCAACATATCTGAGAATAGTACATGCAAACCAAAATTAGTGATTTGCCCGATACGGTCTTTATTAGTCGTTGTATCAACAACATGTGTTTGAGCAAAGAATGATGCTTTTGCCTGTTCAAACATCTGTATAGAAGCATTTAATTCTGACTGCATTTCAAGGTTAAATACTTCTGCGCCAACAACAGGAATTGCCCATACCTGATCAATAGAAGTTTGCTGTAAATCCTGTTTACCCGCCCCAAGAATAATCGTCTTTGGATGGGCATGGAAACGTAAAATACGGTTTGTATTTGAAAACAGGAAATTTACAATATCGTTTACATGTAAGTGTTTTAACAAGGAAGGCCCATAATAAGTGAAGGGCGCTGGTTGTGCTTTCCAATCTATAATAGGTGCAAACGGATAATCCCAATATTCTTCCCCAATAACAGTAATAAACTGTTTTGATGTTGGATTCCATTTATACGTAAAGATAAACCAACCACTACTGCCGTCCACATATTTTCCGGGCACATAATCTTCAATAAAGAGATTATCCGTATAGCTGATTTGATCACGCTCTCCCCAAGTCATCCGATACCAAAGCGGTTCGTGTGCATTTCGTGTATCCCAAAAAACAGTCATAAGACGTGGATCGAGATTAACAAACCGGGTTAAATCTGGATTACTGTTATCGAGCCGTAAAAATACGTGCCCTGAAACTAAACCGGAAATCGCAACATCAGTAAGCAGTGTCCTTATGTACGGTTGTTTTTCCCATAAATCAGAAAGTTTCTTCTGGTGTTTCTTAGCTGTATATTTTACCTTTGGCGGTTCAGGAAGTAAGAACGCTACCGTTCTATCGACTGCCTGACTGCACAGGTTAATCGTAACATTATCATCGTAAGAGCCGGGTGTAGCTTTCAGGAATTTACGATGATTTCCGTAGTAATAATCCCAATACAGAGATAACAAAGAATGACGCTGTACACGTTCGTCATCTCCCTTTTGAAAAATCTCCATATCATAGGGATCGTATTTTCCATTAAATTCAATCTGTGGCATCTACTTTCCTCTTATTTATAAAATGGGTTATTAAACACTTCTACTTCAAACGGACGATGTAGAGCATTTACCGCTGTTGCAAAAGCGTCTACTTGATCATCATGATCACCGTATGGAAATTTTTCTAACTCTGCCAAAAAATCCCACAACCAGAATTGTTCTGTTGCAAATACCTGTCCTGCTTGTGCCGCAGAAGAAGCAGGCATAGCGCGGGTATCTTTGCCCCCTGTAAGACGCTGTGCCGTAAGGGTATACCCAACAAGAAGGGTACGAAAATGTTCCATTACGGTTTTCCCCGCAGCGCCGGGGTCTTGTTCAATAAATATTTCTATCAAAGGCCCGTCAACCCGCGCCGTTGTAAGTATTTGATCCTCTGTCTGCTTTGGCGTGCCCCTAAAACGAACAATATCGAGAATAAAATACTTCTCCCCCTTCCGTCCGACCTTTACCCCTACAGTATAGTCAGGATCGGAATTACCTCTACGTGGCTCTGTCGCAGCCAAGTCCCACGCTCTAACTATCTTGTCAAACTCATGAGCATCCGGAACATCAATTGGAGCAATAACATTAATCCAATCCCGATCAAACATAAGCCCCTTCTCAGTAATATCCCAATCACCGATTAGAAGCTGTTGCTTTGTCGTCATATCCAGATTGCCAAGAGCTTTTTTATATTCCGTTTTATTTAGATAAGGATTATCTTCAAGAGTAGCGGGTATAAACAAACGATCCGGTGTCGGCTCTTTAGGTAAAATAAAACGCTTTCGTACCCAATAATGCCCACGTCCGCCGGGATTACTTGCCGCCCGCATACGTAACGGAATAGGATTATTTTCATTCTTGCGCATACGGGAAAACAAATAAAGATACTGGCTTTCCGAAAACTGCGTAAGTTCGTCAAATCCGATAAACTGAAAATCCGCACCCTGATACCGATACTTTGTATTCTCGGTATCTAAGTACCCAAAGGATAAGGATGCGCCAGATGGAAATAGCCATGTTTTTTGTTTATCTTGCCATTTTGCATCTGTGTTAGAAAGCCATTCAAAAGCTACATCCATTAGCGCACCCGGTAAAGCCAAGTCCGCATATGTACGCCTGAAAATTATGGCATTGTACATAGGTTGATCTACATATTGTAAAGCCGCCATAAGTAACGCAATACTTTTACCACCACCTGCTGCGCCTCCGTACAAAACTTCTTGTATATGATTTAATAATAAAAAGGCGGTTTGTTTTACGGAAGGAACTACAGGTATGTAGTTTGTCATACGCGGCGTTAGCTTTTCCAGAAGCATTGATTTATCATCCATAAACACCTCTGAAAAATTAACTTTTAATATTATAACATATAAGATTTTATTTGTCAAATTAAATTGACAAAGAATGAGCAATATGTTATACTTTTTATGTCATTTTACATAACTTAGAAAGGATTTTTATGAAAAACCCCGCATATTTGTACAATTTAGCCTTAGAGCATGACCGTTATACCCGTCTACTGCGCATTTATATCGAAAGTATTATGGCACTTGAAGCAGCTAAGACGCAAAATAAGACTATTCGTGTCACCTTTACAGGTAAAGAATATCATTACATGCAGCACTACCAACAGGAAGTATTACCGGAATTTGAAAAGTATTGGGAAATTAAAGACGTAACAGGAAACCGTATCGGTATGATTATTATTGATTTTACACTGAAAGGAAACGTGTAATTATGCCTCTTGCAGATCATCAGATTATACACCGTTGTGTAACAGAAAATATGATTTATCCGTATGAAACAACTAAGTTTAAAAATGGCGTTATTTCCTACGGGCCAAGTAGTTACGGTTATGACATCCGGCTTGGCGATACCTTCTTTATCTTTTCGCAGGCACGCGGCGGCATCATCGATCCACGTGACAGCAGGGAAATTGAATTTAAGAAAATTATCGCTGAAAACCCTATCGTCATCCCACCAAACAGCTTTGTACTGGCACACAGCTACGAGAAATTTAAAATTCCACGTGATATTCTTGGCATATGCCTTGGTAAATCCACGTATGCGCGCTGTGGGCTTATCGTAAACGTAACGCCGCTTGAACCGGAATGGGAAGGGTATCTTACCATCGAACTATCCAATACCGCCCCACAGCCTTTACGTATTTACCCCAAGCAGGGTATTGCGCAGCTTATTTTTTTCAGGGCAGATGAAGTTTGTACAACTTCATACGCCGATACAAAAGGCAAGTATCAGGGGCAAAAGAAAGAAGTCACACTACCCAAAGTCTAACAGGAGCATACATGTTTTTCGTAATTGAAGGTATAGACGGTAGCGGCAAAACTACCGTCTGTACTTTACTTGACCAATATCTTAAAGAAGCCGGGTACGCTGTAAAAAGTGTACGAGAGCCGGGAAGCACTATGTTTGGTGAAGAAATCCGAAATATCCTTTTTAAATACGATGATCTTGAACCACTTTCACAGCTTTTACTTTTTTCAGCAACAAGATGTGAATTAAATAAAACAATAGAAAGTTGTATTGAAAACGGTATCATCGTACTTATGGATAGGTATGTACCAAGCTCTTACGTCTATCAGCGTAAAGTACAAAAAACCAATCCTACGTTATTTAATTTACTTATCAGTGATACGTTTATGAGACCAGATATTACTTTTATTCTGGATATTCCGGCTTCACTTGTAACAGAACGTATACAGAGTAAAGAGCACGTAAATCATTATGACCGCAGTACCAATGATATTATGGTAAAACGAGCACGCTATCTACGTTATGCACTTGATAATGATGGTATGCGCGTCATCGATGCCAATCGTACACCGCAGGAAACTGCAATGGAAATATATAATCTTATCATTGATCGGATTGAGCGTGGCGTATGAAAGTAACAAAACCAGAGACATTACCCGAACGTTTATATATTCTTGATCAGCTTGCTTCTGGTAAAACGATACAGGAGCTTGCGACACAGCTTGATGTACCTATCGGGCAGTTACGCCGACAGGTAAAAGAGGAACAGGAATACTACTTAAAGCAGATGGGTAATGCCGTTGCAGAAATTAAAATCATGCAAACACGACAATATACATCCATTTATAATCAGGCTATGAAGGCGTGGGAACGCAGTACACAACCAGACGACGACGGTAATCCTACAAAATCAGGTGATAGCCGTCTACTAGATACCGCCATGAAGGCCCTTAAGGAGCTTAAGGTGCTGTGGCAGGCTGATCAGCCTATCGAGTATACAGAAGATGGTATGCGGGCGCTTCCTGCCGGAACAGAGAAAAAGAAAACACCTTCTGCCAGTAATCCTAATCAGGTAGAAGATGTTTTATTGGTCTTACAACAGCTTGAAATGCTCCCTCAGAATATCGATGTTGAAAAGGTACAAGCCGGGCTTGAACCGATAGAGGGAGATTTTAATGAAATAGAAAGTGCCGAAGGTGGGAGTCGAACCCACACGCCCAAAGGCAGTTGATTTTAAGTCAACCGTGTCTGCCATTCCACCACATCGGCAATAGAATAAGGCTGCAAAACGCAGCCTTATTTTTATTTAATCATTTAGTTCTTGAATTTTATCAAGTAGCTGTGTCGCCAGATTATAACTTTCCGTTGTGTTATTAATTACCAGCGAAAAAGCTCCATCGATACTTGACAGCGCAGCCTTGATTTCATTGATAATGCTAACCAGTTCGGTAAGCGCATCCTCTATATCATCAAGTTCAATTTCCGGTGGAAGTGATGGCGGTGTATCATCGTCATCGTCATCATCATCCCCGGTAGTAGGCGGAAGTACAAGAAGCTGATCCGTTTGCAATACGCGATTCTGGAACGCCGATGCGCGGTACATATTATAATCGCCCCAACGGTGTTCATCAGTATCCCAAAAGAACACACAAGCACCGATTACGCCAGCAAAACGCCAGTAATCTACGTACATCCGGTGTAGTACATCGGCATATTCTTCATCGGTAAGCCGTACCTTTTTCCAACTACCGCTGTTTGGAAATTGGACGAGACGATCAAGCCCAACCTCTGTAAGGATAATTTTATTGAAGCAGCCGGGAAAATGCTGTACGATTTCTGCCGCTTTATTAGGAAAGAATACATCCGGGCTACCGTCGGGACGGCGACCACGATATGCGCCATAATCGTGCATACCGAGATAGACGTTATCATACTTTTCAACAAGACGGAAGATAGGAGAAAGAACACCTGTAATATCCGCAGTTGACGGATTACCGACAGAGAAATTACCGATAACAATTTTGTAACCGTAATCGACGGCATACTTTACGGCTTTTTCCAGAAATTCAACAAGCCGCAATTTATCCTGTAACGTCGCAGGTGTCGGCTCATTGCCTACGTAGTAGTAAGCATCCTTGTTCTTTCCGTAGAAAGTAACAAGCCCATCCATATAAGCATCACCTTCCATGTAATCCTGAGCGTTATCATCCCCATTTGGATTATTTCCCGCCCACCAGCGGCGTGCAATAATCATCGTTTCAGGATGCTGGTGAATAAGCTCAGGAATACCTTCTCTGTTATCAAGTAATGTAAGGGCTACAGCCGGAGTCTTACCACGTCCATATAAATCTAAAAGCCTATTTCCGTGATAATTCGGCCCCATATGATACCCAAAAACCTTCATAGAAAACACTCCTTTGTGTTATATAATTCAATTTTCATTATAGCATAAATAAAAAAAACTGCAATACCCCCCGCTTTCACGTCCAAGTAAAGTAAGGTAAGGGCATTGCAGTTAGTGGAGATGCCCGGAATCGAACCGGGGTGTTACCGTCTAAATGTAAGCCCGGTAATCTAAATCCTGTCATCCCCATTAATAAACAAATAACAGAGAAAACATAACGTAAGAAATAAAACGATTGACATTATCTCATATACTCCAACGATAAACTGCAATCTTCAAAACGTATATCTTTATCTATTTTCCGCCAAAGTTCCATACAGTGTTTTAAATTATCAAGACACGTGCCGTCACCAGCATAAGAAATAGTAATACTTCCGTGGGATATTATAACGGCGATATTCATTTGATGTATTATATCGGCGGTTTTAAAGACTTCAAGCCATTCTTCTGGTATCACGTTATATCCTTAAAAAATTCAAAATTAAAAATACGGAATAGTTCATTTGGATAAATTTTATCCAGAATAGCAAGGACTATTTCATAATTCATTTGTACATTGTCATATCTTTTTACTTCAATGCAAATGCCGTCATAGATAACTCGTACACCCGGCCCGAAGTATGATGGAATTTTATTTTCCGGTAAGCTGTACATAAAAACAAAATCATGTACCGTAATCATATACTTTACTCCATCATACTTTCAAGTGCCGCACAATCGATATACGTCAAATCACAGACACGGTAGATGCTATTTACCGGATGACGGCAAAGGCCCTTATTGATAAACGGAAACAGGGTAACAATCTCCCACGCCGTTCTTGTATATATTGCGTCAGCACGATCAAAGTGCCGTATAACGATACACGTATCCGCGTTTACTTTAAAATAAGTAACGGTAACGCCGATAATAATAAGTACGACTACGGTGAGAGCAAGCAAGATTACTGTATTACGGCTCATTTTTATATTTCGCTTTCTGGTCGGCAAACCATTTATAAAGTTCCTGCATACATTCTTTACAAATACACGGCCCTTTGGCTACGGAGCAGCTTTCAATAGGCGGAAATTCTTCCCAAAAACCTTCCGGGCTTTCGTATTTATATGTTCGGAATACGATACGGGTACTTCCTTCTGGTGTTTTCTTTCCGCAGATATTACATTCCGTCGGCATCATTCTCCTTTTTTATCATATTTCTTGTTTCTATCATATTTTGTATCTCCTTTGCACAGGAAAGACAAAGGCGATAATGCGCTGAATGATTATGCGCGTCATAATATCCTGTAACATCTACCGCTGCATTATTCACATCCACATAGGCAAGATTATCTTGTGACCACGATAACAGGTACTTCCCGCACATATAACAACGATTATTCATCGGGGCACTCACATAATTCTAAATCACAATAAACAAATACTTTATTTTCTACATCTATATAGCGACATACAGCCCGGTCATTAGTAAAACCGACAAAAGCAAATCCAGCAGGTTCACAATAACAATTTTCACCGATTATTTCACGAGTAATCATTTCTACACCAAAACCAATAACAGCAACGACAACCATTACAATTCCGATTGCAATCAATACATCTGGAATAATACTATTCATCGGGGCACGCTACTTCTGTAAAATCACAGTACAAAAAGATATTTGTATCACGGTACGTACAGACGGCTTTTTCATTTTCAAAGCCGACAAATGTATATTCTTCTGAAATACGATAACAATTATTGTTTTCCAGAACTACATCATAGATAAACAAACCCCCCGTCATTACCAGCGCTAATATAATAATTCCAATAAGAAGTGGTAAAAATATATCTTCGACAAGATTAGCCATCGGTACTATAAAATCCTTTCGCATTATAAATTACCAAAAGCGGCGTATCGATATTCCTTACCGGAACGCCATCACAGCCTTCACGTGGACAGGAAATATCGCCTTCCTGTAATTTCTCGTATTCCTTTATCGACATTTCTTTTACAAACCGCGTTTTACAAACCGGGCACTCATATAAATAATGGGGCATTAGCCTACAAGTTGTCCTTTCAACAGAGTAAATCCTTCTTCTACTTCACATTTACCTTCCGGCCCTTCTACATCTTTCTGTAAAAGATAAATGCTGCCGATATTATAATACTGCCAGTTCATAATTTCAGCGGCATACCGTTTGGCATGTTTTGGCGACTGTGCAACGATAAAACATCCGTCGCCGTCCGTCCAATCAGGATTAATACGTTTATCGGTGGTACGTATCACACCATATAAATTATACCTCATGTTATGCACCTTTGTCAACCTTTAGATTTTTTCGATGGTATCCACCGTATAAACGCGCTTATACGGATTATACTCACCGCCTACAATAACACGACGACCATCACAAGAACGAAGTTGTGCTGCGATCCCGTTATTCAGTGGGATGACATAGACGGTATCAAAGCCAATCTCGGCTTTGTGCCGTTTAACGGAAGAAAAATCCCCTTTATAGATTACAGCGTGTTCGAGTACGCTGTCATTCGAGTTTACTTCTCCGACTGCCCAGATTTGATCAACCTTTGTACGAGTAAGCGCAAACACAATGTTCTCCTTTCTTTTAAAAACAGTGAAACGTATCGATTGCGCAATTTTCCGGCATAGCATCCGGAACGATTTCTCTTAATGCAGTAACAGCCGTTTTCAGGTTTTCCTGTGCAGTACGTGCATTAAGTTCTGTGATAACGATCTGCCCTTCCTTATAACTTAAACGGACAGCCGACCCAAAATCATTTGACAGCATATGTTTAAACTTCCGATCCCACGCCTCATTGGCTCTTTGTATTCTTCCAGAGATATGTGCGTTTATCATGTATCAACCTCATATTTACTTAATAGTTTTTTTATTTCTACAGCAAGTGGATATACCACCTGTGGTACTACAGCATTACCAAGTGCTTTTATACGTTTTTTACGCATAGGCATTTCTTTCGATGCTTTTGTTCTTGGCGCTTCCCAATCATATTGTTCTTTTCCGAGAGGCATAGGCCATCCCTGCCACCAATTATTTATTTGATTTCCGTCCAACCAACAGGAAAGCCCATCAATGCTTCTATCCACTCTGGATTGAGCGCCCCTGTTTTCTGTTCTGCTTCCTGCACCGTCGCATCCAGATATTGACGATTTACTCTGTAAACGTGACTTTTGCTGCCGAGTGGCCCACAGCCTTTCCATTCGCTGGCTCTCGGTGTAGGCCACAGCGACACAGAACCATCGTTTTCTAAGGTGCGGCGCTCCGGCATCGGATGCTGAAATAATTCCCCATGATGTGCTGTACCCCATTTCGGTAAGCGTTCCAATAACTTCTGTTCCGCCTCTGTTTTTAAAGGTAAGGGCGGCGACATTTTCCAACAGCACAACTCTTGGTCGTAATTCGCTAATAATACGGGCAAATTCGTACCATAAGCCTGATCGTCTGCCTGTAAGACCTGCGCCTCTACCTGCCTGACTAATATCTTGGCAAGGAAAGCCGCCGACGATAACATCCACGTGTGGCAATCTGTGATAACGCTGCCATCCTTTACCATATCGCCCTGTGCATCCTCTGATATCACGGAAGCGTAATACGTCCGTCCAGTGTTGTTCGAGTATTCTTGTACAGTAATCGTCAACCTCCACCTGCCACTTTATAGTATACCCCGCCCATTGAAAAGCAAGATCGATGCCTCCAACGCCTGTAAACAAACTTCCAACGGTGTACATAGATTTATCCGTCGGCTTTCTCCCAACGGCGTAACTCCCACGTAATCTGCACTTCATGCTTTTCCTTGATGTATTCTTCTACCGCTCTCCGGATAAAATCAGCAACGCTTCTCTGTTCAATCTTTGCAATTGCCGCAATATCCTCTCGATTATTTTCTGACATCGGAATTGAAACCCTTACTAATTTTGGCATAACTTACTCCTTTCTTTTTTGCATTATACTTTTTAATAGAGTTTTTGTCAAATTAAAAACTCTATCAAAAAGTCCTTTCTTATACGTCGGTGGCAAATACAAAACAGCAGAAAGTTTTTTTTGCTATTGCTCAAGCGTAAGCGTAGAGCATAGCAAAAAAAGCTCTGCTTTTTGCTATGGGTAAAAAAAAGTAAAGTTATGCAAATAATTATTTATTTATACACTTTTTTCTATAGGAAAAAAATAAATAATTACTTGCATAACTTGGGATAATGTGGGATAATTTGGGATATTTTTAGGTACTTTTTGATACCCTTCTTTTACATAAAAAAGTCTATCAAAAAGCATAACTTTCGTAGCTGTTTTTGACGCTATCTTGTCGTTTTGATTTGAAAGTTGCATAACATTAAGGAAAAGTTGAGTTTTGGCTGAAGTGCTCATGCCAGCCAAAACCGATATTAAAGGTCGGAATACGGGGTTGTTAGTGGGACGGTGACGGGCCTATTAATGACGGCGTGACTAATAGCAAATACGATAAAATTTATCGTTATTAATGCCGCCACCATTAACAGGTATTAGCGCCAGCATCATTAATAGTGCCAGGATTTTAGGCTAACCTAAGAAATATCTTTGGTGCTCTATGCTTTCCTTGTTAGGCCAACCAAAACCGATAGCCGCCGGAAAAATTAACCATGATAATATTATTATCGGCGGGCCAAAAAAAAACAGGATAGGGTAAAATAAGACTAATTTTACCCTATACTGTCGATCCTGCTCTTTGGCGGCTAACTGTGTTTGTCCCTTAACAGGGATTGTGTAGTCAACGCCGCTTGGATATCACTCACATCCATGATTGACTCAATGAAATACTCATGCGATAGAGTCACCATGCCGCACAAATTACCACGTGAGTCATGCGTATACTGTACTGGGATATTCTTTTGCTTGTGATCCCTGTAGGCGCGTCTAATGGCTTCTCGCGCCATTGTCCGTGTTTCGACGTATTGCACATCTTCTAGCATGGTGCCAGTATACCATGCTAGGGATACGCGGCGGTTTCCCTTGTTAGCCGTGTCATTTGCCGGAGCGCGTAAGACAACAGCCAGCCAGATGATAATGAGTACTGCTGCTATGGCGTAGGTCATGATTTGCTCCTATAGTGCTAATGGTGCGATAGTTCCGGATCAGACTATCGCACCATATCGGTATTTTGCGGGCTGTCAGTCTACTGGGTTAAGATGATGGAAAGTAGGATGTGATATAGCTATCATCCGCTGGCCCCGGATATCGAAATGGACGTAGGCGCTAAAGGTCATATGACCGGATGTGTTATAGTTGTTGCTTTCGTAGGACAATGCCGCCCTGTGGTCTAGGATATCCCGGATAGCGTCCTGTGCAGTAGTTGCCATGGTTTCCATGGCTGAATTAGACGTATCGACTAAGTGATTATATCTGCTCGTAAGATCAAGCGATTCACGTACGAGCCGGGCATTTTCTGCTACTGTCTCATTGTACAACGTTTCGTAGTGTGTACTGCGCGCGTCCAATTGCGCAATAGTGACTACCTCAGCCCTATGTATGTTTTGCAAAGTATTGATTGTATGCATCATTTCAGCATACCTGACAGTAAACTCTGTGAAAATCCCGCCAACGAACAGACCGATCGAAATAGCCACTACACAAGCGATTGCCCACAAACCCAGTTTAACGGCTTTCATTGTATTTCTCCTATTGTCTATGCTGGCATTATTGCCAGTATATAGTGCACAAGCGATCTTCTACTTGTGCACTACTACTGACGACAATGTTAGCTAGTTCTTGCGCAATTTGCGCAAGGACGATAGGCCAAGAACGTCCGTAACATATTGCTGCAGGGCCAGCATGCCGTTATATGTAAATTCAAATTCGGACAACCCCGTCCACGATGCTACAGGTTTTCCGCCCACAATTTCAGTACTGGCGTACTCAATAGCTACCGTATCCCGGTCATCCATCTTAACCATACGGTAGTTGACGCCACCGATATTAGCGTATAGAGCGACAACCTGACCTTCCAGAAAATCACTAACATACTTTACAAGCTTGATCGATGCTGATTTTGTCTTACGGTAAATCACTTGCATAAACCCTGCGGCTGTTGCAAGGGTTTCTACCTTGTAGACTTGGCGTTTGCGAGTTTCACCGCTAACGACCTTATTGATCATTGTCAGTACTTCAGCATGATCGCTGATATTCAAGACTTCTCCGGATTCGAAAGCATTTTCCACGGCTGTGTTTTCATCCACATCCGGGGCGAAAGTGACGAACACAAGGCGTTTATTAATGACCAATAAAGCACCTTTATCCCAGCCGTCACTATTGAGTATATCTTGAATATTCCGCTTAATTTTAGCGTCCACTGTAGGTCTCCTATAGTGTGGTGCTGCTTTCGTTTGTTTGTTGTGCGAACTATTGCCGCTTATAACCATAGCCCCGGAATATCCCACTATGCTATGCATAGTGTGGGCAGTAGTATTAGTGACAAGGTCTAAAAATACTTTATTCCATCGTATGACCACGTAACGGTTTATCGGTTTAGTGTTCGAGCACAAGGCTGTCGAGTCAATCTAGCTATAACCGTCCGCACTATTCGATTGTTAAGGTGCTGGTGTGTCTCTGAACTGACTCAATCTTCTCATATTGCCGCCAGGTTGTATACTGTCATTTGTCACATAGAATCTTGATATTTGTCATATAGGGATATAGCACGCCATAAGCGCTAATTTATTTATACAATTTTAGTCTGATTATATACGCCTGGTAATATGACAAAAATTATCTAAAATACGCCCGCGTACCCTTATAAAGGAAGATCAGGTTTATTCTAACAATAGCTATTCAAAACATGGACAATAAAATCCTATAATGGCACTAATACTAACATGATACAACCCACGCCCATTGTCCTATATTAACGGCATTATTGTTAATGTTTTATGTTTTGACCACAAGCATTGATTTTAGCACAATTGTGCTATAACTACCATTAATAGGTTAGTTCGTTCCAGGCTAATAAGGCAGTAGTCACGCTGTTAAGAGTTGGGGGCTATTAGTGGCGGTAATAGCCCGGTAGGCACGCGTGTAATTAGCGCGTTTTGGCGATTCGAATCTATTGTATATATAAATTATTTTGGTATAAACTATGTATTATCTATAGCATAATCAATTTAACTGTTATGTAGAAGTATTTGCTAAATGTTTTTTCTAAGAGTTATTGTACTGTTATATTCCGGCGGCTATTGTATATATAATGCATAACATTATTTAATACTTTCTCAATAGAAGCCTGTTTTTTGAGTTATAAAATTGCATAACAAAATAGTCTTTATACCGCCTATTGCTATTGACAATCCGGGTTAATTGTGCTAAGATTCGGGCGTACGGGGAATCCGTACAAAACACTATAACGTTAGCAGTAGATAATTTTTGTATATAGTGTTAGTGGTAGATAATTCTTTTTACTTAGTATTTGTAGTAGATAATTCTTTTTACTTATTATTATTGTTATACAGCAAGGACACCACAAATTATCCTTTATACTTACTGTTATCCCGGTGTCCTTGCTTAACCTTAAAAATTAGATTATCGGTATATACATAAAATCGTGTGCCGCCCCTGTTTTTCCGGCGGTGCTTTTCCTTTATATACGCGTATACGCGCAAGGAAAACACCCCACTATAAAAACAATACGATTATTGTGATTATAGGGCAAACAGGATATAATACACTATTGTATGTATATGGTGATAATCCCGCCCGTACAACTACATATGTACTAGGCAAATTTCGCCATAATAACCGAAACCCCACATATCGTGGGGGAGTTGGCATAAGAAAGGTTTTAGTCTATGTCACGGAAAAAGCAAATTGAAGCTATGTACAATATGATTAAGGATACCCCCAAGGAAGCCGTAACATATGTTATCATGTGCAATAAGCATGACAACGTTGGTGCTGCTGTCCGGCTTATAATCACAAACGGTATTGTAGAATTTGACGCAGTAAGACTGTATAGCCAAGTGTACGGCTATATCCCGGCAGGAAACACGAAAAAGATAATCGTGTCATATATCAGCAATATGCTGAAGTTGCTGTATACGTTAGATGAGGCAGAAAGCCAAGCTATTGAACTAAACCAAAGATATGACAGGATGTTTTCTTTGGTTATTAATGGCGAAATAAGGTAGCATCTATAGCATAGGGCACTAGTTGCTCTATGCTATTTTGTTTTTATAAGCGCATAAATCCTTATGCGCTTATAATCGCAAAATAGCAAAGGATAAGGATAAGATAATGTCTGATAAATATACCGAAAATAAACGTGTTTATAGATTGTCGGTGCGGGATACGGGTAGTTATATTAAAACCCGTATTGTGCAAGGAAACTTGCATAGAACAATCGGCGATATGCAGGTAGAAGATAATATCTATGCCGATGAGGAATTTATTCAGGATAAGCCTTACTTTACCATTGATGAGGCATTACTTGCGTTAGTGGCTGAGTACGGCTTCCCTACCAATAGGGAAGAAAAAGAGTTATTCTGGAATAACTACAAGGATGGCGCGCTTGATCAATTGTTCCGTACAATCCTTGAACACGCGCTATATACTATAATTGACCCGGAATATGCAAACGGTAATGCTATGCCACTACACCGGGTAGTTACGGAATACGGCGGTATAGAAGTAGTATACCGCTATTTCCCCGATATAGAGGAATTTCAGATTCACATCTATCCAGATTGTAAGTCATGCGTAACCATTACATTTCTCGGATTTAATATGCAGCATATTGATCGTATTCCGATTGAATTATGTAATAATCTTACTTTCCTATGGCAAGGAAAAGATGTAAAGGATAAGATAATCCAACTGTAATTCTATAGTCCATATATTTTCCTGAAAGGATAAAGCCATGAATAAACAGTATATCTTCAATAACGTTGAGACGTTTTTACAATCAGATATGTTTGATTACGTGCTGGAAACTAGCACTAATGCCGACGCATATCAAATAGAAGTAGCTATCGATAATAACGTTGATGGCTATTTTTATTCGCTTGTGTTTGATTATACCCGGAAAAACCTTACCATTGGAATATATGGATATAGGTTTGAGTGTATTGTTTTTGTCGAAAGACCCGTTAATCGGGCTTATGTAGAAAATAAGATTAAGGCGGTAATTGCGGCACTTAAAGCCTAGTAGTCTTTGCCCCCTATATGGGGGCAACCATAGAGCATAAATTTATTTATGCCCTATGATTGCCCGGATATAGTAATAAGGAAAACGCCATGTCCGAATATTATGCTTATGTAAGGGCAAAAAGTGGTTTTGCCCGTAATGAGTACCATATGATGTTTAGACGTAATATGACGGTAGTCGTACAATACAAGGAATATTTTGTATTGTACGATTTAGAGCATAATCGTATTATTGAACAATATAGCGGTGATAATGCTAATCACATGGTAGCCGCCGCGGTTGAATATGTAAAAGCGCATGGACAGGAATTGCACTTATTTTTCCTGTCCATAGAAAAAGAGAAAATAGAGAAAGAACTGCGCAATATTAACAATAAGCGCAAAGAAATGATTAAAGCTCTTAAGGCCATAGAAAAGGAATTGCGTTGATGTCTTTTCATTTGCCTTATTCATCGTATGGCTTAGACGGTAACAAATACCACCTACTTGGTATTGGTGCTACCGTACAGGCTTATCTCTATATGCCCGTTGATAGTGATGAAATACGGGTAGTGGTCATAACCGACGATCCTTTGCGCTATGAGTATTACAGCGAGCTAGGGATCGATGTAGGCAATTTTGCCACTATGACCTATAATGGGGAAGATGCACTTCATATCTTTACCATGCCGTATATGCTTTGCGGTGAAGTTATTGACCTTATGTCAGAAGATAAGTTTTTTGCCATAAGGAAAGACCTTAAAGTAGGTTTTGACGCTATGCAGCATAATCAGGATTTTACATCTGATTATGCTATCGTTGAGGATACGCTTAATGCGGCGTATACCGCTGGATACCATATATATGATGTTTTCATAGATATGGTATATAGAAATTTCGGGACTATTGGCGGTCATACATATTTATTTGACGTATTCCACTTACGGCAAATAGAAGATCGTTTACCGTCAAATTATTATGATGAGGTAGAAGTAGCAAACTACCTTAATACAACCTATCTGGATAAGTTGTCAAAAGAAAGGACAATAGCATAATGCCGTACAATATCGTGGAGCAGGCAGTAGAAGATTATAAGGCAGAATTAGGTAAGGGTAAGACTTTTATCGGCGTATCTGTAGATATTTATGATAAGGTCTACAGATTAGATGTTGATCTATATAGGGAGTATGCGCATATAGGCGTAATTTCGCCTAATGGCAATACATTGACAGTACACCGTTTTGTCTTGAAAGATGATATTCCACAGAATGTTGCTGATATTGTCTTAAAGATGGTATTGGCAAAGGTAACAGCCCCACGGCGCTTTTTATCCCATTATCTAATGACAGATAATTGCCAAGAGGTAATGCTATTTCCTCCCGATCACGTAATTTCATTTAACTCGTCAATAACCTATCTTAAGACGCTTGAAGTAGGTGTCGGTGATTATGTATTTTATGACACGGAATACAAAAAGCGTGAATACCACCTTAAATGGATGTATTTGCGTGAATGGGACAATATGCTATATGAGCGTTTTGGCATCGATATGTGGGAATTGTACGATTTCCCATATACTGCTAATGCAATCGACAATGTAGTAAAGCTAAACATTATCGGCCAAGATGTAAATTTACAGTTTCAAACCACTATCGGTATTGTAAAGGTATAATCATGGCATACGTACCTGAAAAATTTGCAGATACTATCTGGCAATATCTACAAGATGAAAATGTAGGGTCTTTCTGGAATCGTTCCGACGTATGGATTCCAGTAGATGCTATCGTAAATGCCATAACAGGACACGCCTATAGCGGGCTAAACGTCCTTATGGCGGTAGGCCATTACCTTAAGGCACAAAAAGGTATTATGCCATACAATATCATGGCATATATACCAAAGGGGCAGATCACGGGCAAAAGCGCCCGTAAAATTAAAGTTGATGGTATATACCGCCAGCGTTATGTTATTAAAAAAGGTGCGTCAGGTGTTCTAATGCAATATTGGAATATTCCTGACGCTGAGAAACTAAAGGAATATGATGAACAAATAGCTAATGGCGACGATAGCGCCAAAAAACCTGTTCCTTGGATGCGCTACTTTTACGCTTATCCAATCGAATACCTGAATTTCACCGATAAGGATGAGGAACAGGAACTACTGGATAAGTGGGCTATTAATGGTAATGGCCCACTTGTAGAAGATGCTGATATTAAAGCATCATTTACGGCATGGTATGATAACATGCCGTCACATCCTAGCATACAATATATCCCTAATGAAAATCCGGCCTATTTGCCACTTAGGGATTTGATTGTGCTTCCGGCGAAGGATCAATTCACTAGTCAAATTGCTTACCTTACTGCCCTATTGCATGAATTAGGGCATAGTACGGGTCATTCTACACGTATGGATCGCGATCTATCCGGTGAATTCGGTAGTAAGAAATACGCGCTAGAAGAACTAGTAGCGCAATTACTGGCGTTTTTCATTCGTATGCATATCCGGGTAATAATTGATCCGGACGTACATAAAAATGATTTACGCTATATCAATAATTGGGGGCGTGTATTCAATGCAAAAGAATACCGCCTAATGTTTAGTGTAGCTGCGTCTATGGCTTATAGGGCCTATTTATGGACAATAAAGGAGTTGAAAGAAAATGAATAAACACGAATTTAGCTATGCTGATAATGTTTGGCTTGTATATATACGTAAATCAGGGATGGATCGCCGTGTACTTTGGGCGATCTATACAAGCCGAGAGCAAGCAATAGATTGTGTGCGTGACAGCATGCGTAATGTAGGTGTTACGCGTACACAATTGTATAAAGACGAACCCGGATATTATGAAATAACCGGGTATAGTGACCTGTTACATACCTATATCCGTTATGCAGTTGAGGCATGGGCGGTGCGTGAATAATGGAAAAACATGTGTATTGCGTATTTTGGCAGAATAACCTATCAACCCCCAACGGGGGAATACCGCATTTAATGCGCGTATATGACAATAAGGATAAAGCGGTAGAATATGCTTTTTATCTTACTCAAGAAGTAAAAGGTAAAGACGGCGCTACCATCGAAAACGTTAATTATGAAGATAGTTCCAATATGCCTGCCTTACTGTTTATCACAGGTAGCAACTATTATTGCTACATTACAAAGGAAAAGGTATATGCCTGAAAAAACGGTAGTATGGGTAGTAGTAGAATATATGCGTCATTCTACTAATTGGAATGAGTCACCAAGTATGCGCTGTATTGCTAAAACTAAGGATGTTGCCCTTAAATGGGCAACATCTTATATAGAGAAAGAGCAAGGATCGGCGGTTATTCCCACGCAAATTGATTATATCGGAAATGAAGTGCTATTTACCTATTATGTAGCCGGGCTGTATCCGGCAAAAGTCCATGTATATCCGTTTGAATACACTAGGAGAATATAACCCATGCGTAAAAATTTGTATCTGATAAAGTGGTGCTTGGCGGATAAGCCAAGAGAACAGATATGTTTCGCTATCTTTAATGATCAGAATGATGCGGTACAATACATATATCGACAGTTGTATGAGTGGGATTTTAATACAACAATCCTAGAAGATACCACTAAGAAAGACCCGTATGGTAAAGATAAAATAACTATTACCTATTTTTCAGAGTCTATACGCCAGATTATGACTGTGGAGGAATTTACGTTAAATGTCCCGAAATAAGAAAAATCAAGTATGGTTAGTATCACTTAAGGCAGATATGCCTACCTATAAAATGAATAGAATACTAGTTGCAGTGGATACATGGGAAAATGCCCTTAATTGGACAATGGAATATATTAAGAAAGAACAAGGGCATTATCCCGCATCTTATGATTATAACGGTAGATTAGGTTATGTATCCTATTATGTAGAAGGAAAACACGAAATACAAGCGTGGATAGAACCGTTGGATTTTATAAAAGGAGAATAAAATGCTAAGATACAATACAGGGTATACAATAAATATCCAGAGTACGCGCTCAAAGCCATACACTACGCTGCATGCGGTAGCAGATTCAATCGAAACCGCTATTGAAGTGATGATAGACTTTGCTAATGGCAATAGTGAATATACATATGATGAGCAGGATATTTTTTTTACATATGATACGTTCCGTCTTACTTATCATAGCAAAGGCCAAGATACCGATTTTGTTCTTATCGCCAAGAGAATATTGACAGTATATCAGGATAAAGGAAAGTAAAAATGCCTAAGTTTGCTTATACACCAGATGCACTATACAAGAAAGAAGCTATCAACCCCGTAGATGATAAAGTTGTTTGCTGGTATGTTGATCAAAACGGTAGAAACCAGTGGCTACGCCTTAACTATGGTGAGGTACTTGGTGTAACCACTATTCTATGTAAGGTATATGAAACGTGGAGCACCGAACAACGGCACTTTATCCAGAATTATTTTGGATATTTCAGTTATGCTTCTTTTGATATGGATATTATTTACTTGGTCACAACCCGTGACCAGATAGGATATATGCACGTATGAACAAATTAACGTATAAGCAAGTATTTGGCGATAAAAAGGCTGTGGATGTGGTATACATCCACAGCGCCAATAATCTTAAATATGGCGTAATTACAGAAGATAACGTGGATTTTATTCTACGTTTGCCAAAAGCTATCTTTGACGATATACTGACAAACATCATTGGTATTCGGTTATCACGATATGGTGCATATTTCTTGTGTGAGCTTAGTCCTAAGCCACAACCATATATAATCTTCACAAAAAATATATCTTATGTAAGAGAAAAGGAGGCGTATACTGAATTTTTTAAATATATGTTATTGAGATGGAATATACCGGATACCATCTATCCGTATATGCCTAGTGGGAGTGACCTTAATTACCGTTGTGTAAGTGATTGGTCGCTTTATGTGCAAGACCTGTTTGTCAGTACACTTAAACATGTAGCCGTTTATATCGTTAATCAAACAAAAGAAGTACAATTCTATAATATCATCTAAAAGGAAGATAACCATGAAATGTATGAATGTAGTAGAACAACTGCTTAAGGAATACAAAGCGGCTATTGTTGATATTGAGGCATTAGTAGAAGATTATAATGCTGCTGGCGATAGTATTGACGATTTAGTAAATGAATATGAATATGTCACTAAAGAAGCGGAAAACTGCTCATATGATCTGTATGATGTAAGTGAAGGTCTTGGGGATTTATTCTCAGGATTACTTGACTACAGCCGTGATGAAAATAGCACCAATGATTCATATTGCTGGTATGTACTTGTAAAAATTCTTAAGCAATATGACGGCGAATATAAACACGCTATTCCCCATATCTTAGACTTAATTGATAAATATGATAAAAAGTTGCGGTTTTATATCGATAGCCTTGATAACATTACCCGCCGCTTAGAGGATTGCAGTAATAACGATGCGGATACTACCCGGTATCCACGTGCTACGATTACTTTTGATTATGAAGGTGTATACAACAAATACGCGCAGTTGCTTGAAGATAAGAAGAAAGAAATATAAGTATGAAATATCTAATTGTTATCGATACACTCTTAGCCATATATAAAGAATGTATCGATGATTTTAACAGTAAAGTACATATCTGTAATAAGATCATAGAAGATCATAATGATCTTTGTGATGACGTAGAAGAACTGGCAAAGATAACACGTGAGTGTGGTGATTATCTATATGATGTTGCGGAAAATATACAAAATAATTCCGCAAATACGGTACAAGACTATAAAAAGCTGTTACTTAAAATAATAGGTTTATTAGAAGATATAGCACTAGAACTAGAAGATATAGGAGGCATAGATGCTAATGTAGTACGTTATGACGATGTGAAAATTCATCGATATTTTAATGATAAATACGATCACTATCGTTCTATGCTTAAACAGTATAAAAAGGATAATCTTAATGATACAGAGTAAAGATGATATTATTCGTAT